ATGAAGCTAATTGAGAATTACCTTGTACTTCCATTGTATTTTGTAATACAGCAGCACCTTGTAAGTTCATTGAACTATTAGCATCAATTGCTCCTGCGACTGTTAAAGAAGATTGTAAATTTGCTGCACCTTGTACATCCATAGTTCCATCAATATCAGCATTTGCTGTTACATTTAATGAACCTAATTGAGCATTTAAAGCTACATCTAAATTTCCATTTAAGTCAGCATTACTTCCTACTGTTAAAGTAGATTGTAAATTAGCTGCACCTTGTACATCTAAATCTGCATTTAAATCCATATTACCTCCGAATTTTGATGTACTTGCTACATCTAATTGTGCTGCTGGAGCATCAACGCCAATACCCATATTACCACTACTATCAATGACAACTTGTTCAGTATCATTTGTTTCGAAAGTCATTTTATTATTAGAATGATCATATTCAATACGACCAATATCACTATCTTCTGGATCACCAAATTTAACTTGTGATTTAGAATCATTCTTTGATTTTAATGTTAAAACTGCTGCAGCACTAGTTGATTCTACTAAAAGAACTGTACTACCAGAAGTTGATTTTACATGTAAATCTTTTTCAGGTGCTGCAACACCCATACCAACTCTACCAGCAGAAATATCAACAACGAATTTATCAGTATCAACAACTAAATCATCTTGTAAATTTGTTGCTCCTTGTACATCTAAAGTACCATCAACATCAGCATTACCTGTTACATTTAATGCATTTAATTGAGCTGTACTAGCAACATCTAAAGTTCCATCAATATCAGCATTACCTGTTACATTCATTGAAGCTAATTGAGAATTACCTTGTACTTCTAAAGTTGATTGTAAAACCATAGCTCCTGAGAAGTTTGAACTATTATTTACATCAACAGCACCACCTACAGTTAATGCAGCTTGTAAATTTGTTGCTCCTTGTACATCTAATGTACCATCAATATCAGCATTTGCGGTTGCATTTAATGAACCTACGGTTGCATTACCTGATACATTCATATCTGCATTTACATCCATATTACTATTGAATTGGGAAGCACCATCTACTTGCATAGCACCAACAAATTCTGAAGCTCCTGTAATTTTTAATTGTTGTGTTGCTAAAACACCACCATTATCTACAATTTCTGATTGTCCAATAATAATTGAAGAACCTGATAAATATAAATCTCTGAATCTTGCTTCATTACTACCTAAATCATAAGTTTCATTTGCTTTTGGAATAATATGACCTTGGATACCCATATTACCTTCTAATTCTAATTTGTATGTTCCACTTGAAGTAACACCAATACCAACTGAACCATCAGCATTAACAATCATTCTTTCTGAACCTGCTGTATAAAATCTTAATTGATCATTATCATTACCTGCTGCATCTTCAGCTTCAATTTTTGTATCTTGATCTACATCAACGACACCACCTAATGATCCCCATGTACCTTTATAACCTTCGAAAGTTGAATTTTCTGTGTTATAACGAATAGCACCAGTTACATCAACTCTTTGTGCGTTTGTACCTACTGGAATTACTAAACCATCAGTTCCTGTAATATGTAAAGAAGTTGATGGAGCAGCATTATTAATACCAACGCGATCAGTTGAAGCATTAACAAATAAAGTATCTGTATCAACTGCTAAATTAGCTTGTAAATTTGTTGCTCCTTGTACATCTAATGCACCATTAATATCAGCATCATTAGTTACATTTAACGCATTTAATTGAGCTGTACCAGCTACATCTAATGCACCATTTAAGTCAGCATCATTGGTTACAACTAAAGCATTAGCTGTTGCGGTTCCTTGTGCTTCTACAGTTGCTTGAAAAACAGCTGCACCTTGGAAGTTTGATGTACTATTAGCATCAATTGCTCCATCTACTCGTAAAGCTGCTTGGAAAACAGAATCACCTTGGAAATTTGAAGTACTATTAGCATCAATTGCTCCTTGTACTACAATTTGATCTTGAAATGTTGCTACACCTTGTGCGTTTAATGTACCATCAATATCAGCATTTGCTGTTACATTTAATGAACCTACTTGAGCATTTCCTGATACATCTAATGCTCCATTTAAATCTGCGTTATTAGTTACAACTAATGCGTTTGCTGTTGCAGTTCCTTGTGTTTCTAAAGTTGATTGCATAACAACAGCACCTTGGAAATTTGCTGAAGAATTAGCATCAATTGCTCCTTGTACTACAACTTGATCTTGAAATGTTGCTACACCTTGTGCGTTTAATGTACCATCAATATCAGCATTACCTGTTACATTAACAGCATTTAATTGAGCTGTACCAGCTACATCTAAATCTCCGTTGAAATCTACATCAGATGTTACATTTAAAGATTCTAATTGAGAATTACCTGCTACATCTAAAGTACCATCAATATCAACATTATTTGTTACATTTAAAGCATTTAATTGCATAGTACCTGAAACAGATAATACACCTGATACATCATTAATTACTGAATCTCCAATAAAGATACTATCACCATCTAAATATAAATCATTGAATCGATTAGTGGTGGAACCTAAATCGAAAGCACTTGTTAAAGATGGGATGATTGAACCGGAAATACCCATTGAACCTTCTACATCTAATTTGTGTGTTGAAGAGGAAACTTTACCGATTCCCACATTTTCATTTAAGCCAATATTCATAACGGCTGTAGTATTATTCATTAAGACTAAATCACTGGTGTTTTCATCTTTGTATATTTGTGATGAAGACACTCCAAAAATAATTCTAGGATTAGACATTGGTTTTTTTATATGTTATTGTAATATTATATTTTTAATTAAATTTTTATTTACTTTAAAAATTTAATTTATAAAAATTTGAGAAATTTTACATAATTTATCTTGTATACTTTATTAAATACAAATTTAAAATAACTTGGATCATATTTGTAAACATATTTTAAATTTTGTGTTTTTTTAAATTTACCAAAATTCAATGGTTTATTTAAAAAATATTCATTTATACAAAAATTATTATGTTTTTTCATATATAAAAGACTTTTATAAACCATATGACAATCATCTATAGCTCTATGAGTTTGTATAAATTCTTCTTTATCATAAAAATGATTAAAAATGGTTTGTAATTTATAATTTTCTATATTTTTTTTTTCTATATTTTTTTTAAAAATTTGTATAGTATCTAAATTAATTTTTTTCATAACTAATTCTTTAAAATAATAACTATCATCTAATCTTTCCATTTCTTTTTTTAAAATTCCTAAATCAAATCTATTATTATGTGCTAAAATATAATCAACAGAACGAATATCATTAATAAATTCTTTTAAGACCAAATTAATATAATTACCATTTTTATTTATTTTATCTTGTGTTATTCCAGTTAATTTAGTTATAAATTCTGGAATTTCATAATCTCCTTTTATTAAATTATTACTTTCTTTTATAATTTTGAAATTTTCATCTATAATAATATAACCTAATTCGATCATATTAATTAAAGAAAAATCATTTTTTTTTGGTAATCCAGTAGTTTCAGTATCAAAAATCAAATAATAAATCATTTGTTTAATATTGTTATATACTAAATTTTAAATTTATAAGACTATAATAAAAATATTAAGAAATATTGAATAAAAACTAATTAAAAAATTAAAAATAGAAAAATATATATTGTTTTAATGAAACAAATTTTTATAATAAATTCTGATCGAAAAAGTTATTCAAGTAAATCAATTTCAGGTTATAAGAAAATTTATTTATTAAAATCATTTGAAAAATCATTAATATCGCGTAATTATTATAATTCATTATATTTTGGTTTTGAAATATTTTGTTCTGGTTATTTTAATGATTTTTGGAATATTATTTTTTTAGTATATTTTCAATATATTCATGTAATTAATCCAGAATTACCATTATTAATAATAAAAAGTTATAATTATTATAAAAAATTAGAAAAAAAAATAAAAGAAAAAAAAATAGATAAAATAAAAATGAGAAATTTATTCGAATTACAAAATCATATAATATTTATTATTAAAAATATGATTAATACAAAAAATAAACATATTTCATATTTTATTAAACCAAACTATAGTAATCAAAATTCATATAAATATATTGATCAAAGATTTATATTAGTATTATTTAAAAGATTTAAATTATTATTAAATAAAATAATAAATCATAAAATTACATTTACTTTAACCTCTACAGAAGTTTTAAAAGAATTCTTTGATGTTTTAGGTAAAATTATGGTTATTGAATGTGAAAGTACTTATTTAATTGATTATCCATATCATATAAGTTTATATCATCACGATAAATCAAATAAAAAATTTAAAAATATATCTCAAATATTTTGGAATACAGTATTATCATCAAGTAAATTTAATCAAAATATATTTAAACAAGTTGGTTGTGTTTATAAATTATTTCAAACACATAATTTAACAAAATTAGAAAAAGAATCATATATTTATTTAACAGCTGTATTATTTTTTGTTTATAAAATAAATACAGTAAAAATATTACAAAATAATAAAGATGATTATTTAGTAATAAAAAATTTTTATGAAAATATACAAATTTCATTAAATAATAAAACAAGAAGACTAGATTATATTGATATTACAAATATAAATGATCGTCAAAATAAAAAAAAAAATAAAAAATATAAAGAAACAACAATAAAAAATAAAAATAAACAAAAGAAAAAAGTTGAAAAAGTCGAAATGAAAGATATTATATTTAATATGAAACCAATAAATTATATTATTAATAATAAAATAGATAAAAAAGAGAATAATAATATAGAAAAAAAATTTATTGAAAAAATAAATAATAAAAAAGAAGAAAATATTTTTGAATTTAATATATGTAAACAAAAATACGAGGATAATGACAAAAATGAAAATATTGAAATAGTTTTTAGTGGTAATAATAATAAAGTTGAACAATATAATCTTTTTAAAGATTCATTATTAAATTTAAATGATTTACCTCAAAAACAAGAAAAACCAATAACAATAGACAATGAAAATTATGAAAAAATTGTTAATATACCAAATAGAATATATAAGAAAAGTGTATTATCTAAACCATTTCATGAAATTACAAAAGATTATTAAATTATTTTTTTGATTTCATTAATATTATTAATATAATAGTATTCATTGGTATTTCTTATAATTTTTAAATAATCTTGTTTGTTATATCCTAATTTTATTAAATGTTCCATATAATTATCTTTATTATTAGTAAGATGTATTAATAAAATTTTATTAATAAATTTAATAAAAGTATAATCAAAATTATGTATAGGTTTTATTTTATTAAAAATATCAATATAATTTTTTATATTAGATGATTTTGTTGAATTTTTTGTTAAAATTTTAGTATATTCTATTTTTATATTAGTTTTTTTAGTTTTTAATCCATAATTATGAATAATATAAGAAATATATTGACAAGAAATAATTGAATATAAAATTTGTAAATTCCATTTATGTTTATTAAAAATATATTCATCTATTTGTTCAGAAAATAATATATTATCAGATATTTTTATTATACAATTTTTTAAATTTTTTTGACTTTTAATATTTTTTTTTAAAAAATTTTTATAATTTTCATGTATTAATAATGGTAATAATATTTTATAATTATGATAAATATCATAAAAATTTACTATATCTAAATTATTAAAAAAAACTTTTTTAACATTATCATATAGTTCAATATTAAAATTATTATGTTTATATGCATTTTTATTAAAATTATTTTTTTTTAAAAAATCCATTTTTTTAATAAATTCATAATTTTTATCATTATATTCTATTATTTTAAAAAAAGAAAAATCTTTTTTTTGTTTAATACATTTACCAGAACCAATTAAAATTATACTTATATCTAATTTTATTTTATTTTTTTTCAATCCTAATATTTTTAATATAGTTTTTATTTTTTTAAATGATATTATTTCAATTTCTCTTATTATTAATAATTTTGGTTTATCTTTAAAAAAAAAATTAGATTTAGTATTTAAAATATATTCTAATTTTTTATTCCAATCATTATTATAATAAAAATCTAAATAATTATATTCATATATTGAATATATATTTTCTAATTGTTTATTTAATTCTGTAAATTTCCCCGAATATACATCACCATGAATAAAAATTAAATTATTAATTTTTAAAATATTATTAATATTCATATATTTTTAATAATTTTTTATTATTAAATAACTTAAATATATAAAATTATTTTACAATATAAAAATATGAAAATCCAAAGCAAAACAATCATCTTATTATTATTATTAATTGTATCATTAATTTCTTTACTATCTTACTTCTTTTTTACAAAATATAAATTTTTATTAGAGTATATTGATAATAGAATCGATTTAAAAAATCAAAAAATAATTGAGAAATATAATTTAAATCTAGTATATGAAAATAATAAAGAACAAGAACAAAAATATTTAGATAATTTAAAAGATAATTTAGAAAATTTTAATAATACTTTATCTCAAACTAATTTTATTGATCAAATTACTGAATTAAGTGATATTGAAGAAGAAGAAGAAGAAGATATTTATTCTAATGAAGAATTAGAAAAAATTGATTCTGATAATGAAGATAAAGAAATTGTAATAAATGAACCAGAATTACATTTAAATGAATCTGATGCCAACTCTGAAATGGAAAATATAGATCAAGAAATTAATGAATTACCCAATTTAGATAATTTAGATGATAATGTCGATGATTATATTAAACAAATTTTAGAAAATCATGAAGAAAATATAGATTTATCTAAAATGGAAGAAGAAGTAGAAAAAAAAAAGATCCTCTAGATAAAATTATTCAAGATGTAGTTGATAATATTATAAAAGATGTAATAGAATCACAAATAAAAAGATGTATATATAAATTTAAAAGAGGGAAAAATAAAGGGAAAGAATGTAGACAAAAAAAACTATATTTAAATAGTTTATTTTGTAAAAAACATTATAAACCGAAAGATTAAATTTCAACGATTACTTCTTGAACATCAAATAAATTTTCTAATTGTTCATCTGTTGTTTCTTTTTTTACTTCTTTTTTAGGTTTTTTTAATTGATGAAGTTTTCCCATTTTATATGGCATATTTTCCATATTCCATTTATCTGCTAATTTTTGATATTTGTCTTTTTCTTCTGCCGTAATATTCTTCCAATATTTACCTTTTAAAATATTATATTCTTTTAAAGTCAATTTATCATTATTTTTTCTAATATTATTATGTGCAAGAAACATTGAATATGAAGTCTTTTTACGAACACTTTTATTTTTCTTTTTAACTAAATTTCTTAATGTTTTGATTTTATCATCATATAAATATTTTTCTAACATTTCATCAATTTTATCTTCATTATCCAAATCACTGCAGATATTACGAATTAATTCTTCTACTACAGGTGAAAAATTTGTAATAATATTATTAAAAATATTAGTCTTTTTCATATTCAATATTTAATTAAAAAATAATTAATCAATTTTAATAAAAAAAATTATTTTGTTAAAATATCGTTTAATTTATATAAATAAGATTGTAAATAAATAATCATTTTATTTTTATTTACAGAATTTATATTTTTTTTATTAAATTCATAATTAAGATCAATAATTTCATTAATTATTTTATCATCTTTTATTTTATTTTCTAAAATTTTAAATGTAACTTTAATTATTTTATTATAAGAAATATTATAATCTATTAATAATTTATAAATTATTTTATCAACATTTTCATAATCAATTTTTTTTTTCCGAATTAATAAATATAATTCATTTATATTTTTTTCTAAATTAACATTTTTGATATCACAATATTCATCTTCTTTATTATATTTTTGAAGATTTAAATAAAAATCTAATTCAAGAAATGCCTTTTTTAAATTTTTATTTGATATATCTAAAATTTTATTTAAATTTTTTTTTTTTATTTTTATTTTTTCTTTTTTTATTATGAAATTTATTTTATTTTTTATAAAAGTTTTTGTAAAACCAGGTGTTTTGATTAAAAAACATCTACTTTTAATAGGTTCGATAAGATTATTAATAGTATTACTAATTAATATAAATCTACAAATTTTAATATTTTTTTCAATGATTTTTCTTAAAATAAATTGATCATCAATATTTAATAAATGTATGTTATGAATAATAATAATTTTATTAGTATTATCATCTATTTTTTTTGTAGAATTAATTTCTTTTATAAAATTAATCAAAATATATTTTTTATAATTTTCTAATTGACTTAGATCTATTTCAATATAATATTTTGAATAATATATCATATAATTAATAGTTTTATTATTAATCTTATATTGTAAATTTAATTTATTTTTATGAATATTTTTAAAAAAAATATATATTAAAGTTTTCTTACAACTCCCTTCTTCGCCATAGATTAAAATATTAGGTAAATTATTATAATTTATACTATTAAAAAAATTAATGATATTTTTATATTTTAATTTAATAATATCATCAAAATTATAATAATTATCGACTTTATATTTTTTATATATGCTTAACATAATAATTATAATATAAAATATTATTTAATTCTTAAAATATATTTGATTTATATTAAATAAAATTGATAATATATAATAAATCAAAATATGAATCAAAACTTAATAGGTATAACAGGATTAAAACGATCAGGTAAAGATACAGCAGGTGAATATTTTATAAAACAAGGTTATATAAAATATGCTTTCGCGGGTCCATTAAAGAAAGCATGCAAAGAAATTTTTATGTTTACTGAAGAACAAACAGAAGGTAATGATAAAGAAAAACATGATGATAGATGGAATATTTCTGCTAGAAAAGTTTTTCAAAGATTTGGAACTGAAATATTTAGGGAAAAATTAGCAGATTTTTATCCTGAAATGGAAAATATTAAAGAAAATTTTTGGACATATAGATTTAAAATTTGGTATCAAAATCAATTAAATCTTAATAAAGATGTTAAAATTGTTGTTACTGATGTTAGATTTGATAATGAAGTTGATATTATTAAAGAATTAGGTGGAATTATTATAAAAGTAGAAAGAAAGAATGTTGAAAATAAAGATCAACATAAATCTGAAACATCTATAGGGAAAATAAAATATGATTATTTAGTAAAAAATGATAGTAATATTGAAAATTATTACAAAAAACTATCAAAAATTGTTAAAAATTAAAAAAAAAAAGAAAAAATGTTTATTTTATGTAAAAAAATTTTAATTTAAGATTTATAAATTATCTTTAGATATTATATAAATTTTCAATGACAAAAAAAGACCCAAAAACTCCAAAAAAAGAAAAAGAAAAAGAAAAAAAGAAAAAAGAAGATAAATCAACATCTACTAAACCAGAAACTCCAAAAAAAGGAGAAACTCCAAAAAAAGGTAGAAAGAGAACTTATAGTGAAATGGTAGGAACAAAAGATGAAGATAAAAAAGACGAAGTATTAATAGTAGATATTTCATCTATTTTTGGTAAATTTAAAAATAATAGAAAAGGAGAAGAAGAAATAATAGAAATTAATTATGAACCAGATGAAGAAGAAAAACAATTTGATGAAAAATTACCAGAAAAATATTTAAAAAAAAAAGATTTAAAATTATTAAATAATATTGAAGGATTATTAGAAATATGTAGAAAATATAAAAAAATTAATAATAAAGATATAATTCAATTAATAAAAATAGAACCAGAATTGCAAGAATTACATGATATGATTGGTTTAAAAGAAGTTAAAAAAATGGTTTGTTCACAAATATTATATGTAATTCAAAATAGTAAAAATGAAGATATGATGCATACAGTATTATATGGTTTACCTGGGTGTGGTAAAACAACATTAGGTAAAATATTAGGTAAAATTTTTTTAAGAATTGGTTATTTAAAAAATAATAAATTTATAATCGCTAAAAGAAGTGATTTAATAGCTGGATATTTAGGACAAACTGCAATAAAAACACAAAAAATAATAGATAAAGCATCTGGTGGCGTATTATTTATAGATGAAGTATATTCATTGGGTTCTGATTCAAAAACTACTGATTCTTTTGCTAAAGAATGTATTGATACATTAAATCAAAATTTATCAGAAAATCGTAAATTTATTTGTATAATTGCAGGTTATGAAGAAGATGTAAAAAAATGTTTTTTTAAAAAAAATCCAGGATTAGAAAGACGATTCCCATGGGTATATAAAATAGATAATATTTCATCAAAACAATTAAATTTAATATTTTTAAATTTTTTAAAGAAAAAACAATGGTCATTTAATAAAGATGAAACAAAAGATTTAGAAAAATTCTTTTCAAGAAATAGAGACGATTTCCCATTTAATGGTGGTAGTATCGAAACATTTTTTTCTAAATTAAAAATTAATTATTATCAAGTTAGATTTGGTAGAAAAAGATTAAAAAGAGATAAAAAAGTAATAAATATGGAAGATATATTAAATGCTTTTGAAATATATAAAAAATATGAAAATAAAAGAATAGAAAAAGATTTACCGCCCCCAGGAATGTATGTTTAATATTTACCAATTATACATTTTTAATTTAACTGGATATCTACTATGTGGTCCTAACCTAGTTCCTCCATGATTATGTATATATTGATTTTTATTTTTTGTAGAATTTGGACCATCTTCTTTACCTCCGTCTTCTACTCTTAATTTAAAACCATGAGCTATCATTTTTAAATGGTTTTCATTGAGACATGTTTTTCCAATACATAAATTTTTTCCATATACATTACCTTTCGCAGTAACATTGCCTGTAGCAGTCATATTTCGTCCTGCAGTTATATCTACTTTTGCACCTACATTTCCGACTGTTGCACTTATATTTCCTTTACGAGAAATAATATTTCCTTCAGCTTCTATAGTTTTTTTACCATATATACCTTTACTTGATTTATTCCAATTTCCATCTACTTCATAGAACATACCATTAACTTTTTTTTCAGTTAATTTTACAGCATCTAAAGCTTGAGTAGTTGTAAAATTTTCATACATTTTATTTGAAAGTAATAACATAATTAAACAAACAATAATTATTTTTTTATAATTTTTTTTTAAAAATTTTTGTAGATTTTTAAAATTCATAGTTATATAATTAAAAAAGAAAAGAATAAATAAAATTTAATATTATAATAATAATAATGAAAATTTTAGTAACATATGGTTCTCAAACTGGTTATTGTAAAGGTATATCGAAAATAATTTATGATAAAATTAATTATTTTAATGATAAACAAATAAAATGTTTAAATGATGTTAATATTGATGAATTATATAAAAATGATATAAATATTATTTTAATATCAACAACTGGAGACGGAGAATTTCCAGAAAATAGTACAATGTTTTATAAAAAAATAAAAAAAAAAAAAAAATTAAAAAAATTTAATTATATTTTATGGGGTTTTGGAAGTACTGATTATAATAATTTTTGTCACGCTTCTAAATGTTTAAGACGATGGTTTAAAAGATACGATTGTATTGATATATTAAAAATAGATAATATTGATAATGAAAATGATGAAGAAGTAAAAAAAAATATAGAAAAAATTATAAAATATATACAATTAGAAAATCAAAAAAGAAGAAAAGATATTGTATCAAAAATATTAAATATTATTAATATAAAATTTTAAAAAAATAAATTAAGAATAAAAAAATAAAAAAAAATATAAAATAAAATGTTTTCCATCAATTTACCATTTATCTTTATGAATCCCTTTTCATCATGTACTACTACTACAGTAACAATCGTAGACCCAGATTTTTATACTGCTGAACAAATGGAAGCAGATAATAAATATTGGGAAGAAGTTTTTGCTAGTACAACAGTAGCAGAATTAAATGCAGAAGCTGATAGAGCAAGAGAAGCTTTATATCCAAATGTATAATTTTTTAAAATTTATTTATATAAAATTAATAAAATGATTATTAAAATTATATTATTAACATTATGTTCTACCCTTATTATAATGAATATTATTTATCTTAGAGATAATAATAAATTTTATCAAGATGCATTAAATAAAAATAATAAATTTGCAAGTGGTTTTTATGAATTTAATTTCATAATTAAAATTACTAGTTTATGTTGGGATGCTCTTTTTATATTATTTAGTTTTATAAATTATCAATCAATTAATAAATATATTATTTATTTTTTTTATATAGATAATACTCTAAATATGATTATTTATTTGATAAAAGTTCATAATTTAAATATTTTATATTTACAATTATTTATATATTTAATTATTTTTATACTACAAAGAATAAATATATGTATGTATGAAGAAAATCCAATTATAGAAAGAACACCATCGATACGACCAATATCTTCTCCTCCATCTCCATTAGAATCACCAATTTTATCTGAAAATGAAAAAGATCCAGAGATACAAGATAATATAGAAAAAGAAATGTGGGGATCAATATATCAAGAAGGATATAATTTTGAAAATGCTTATGAAAATAATGGATATAATAATAATTGTTATTCAGATAATGGATATTATAATAATACAGAAAATAATAATAATGCTTATGATCCAGAAGGCTTATAATATAATTAAAATAAAATATAGATATAATAAAGTTTAATAAAAATATACATATATAATTTTTATATATTAAAATTTATATATCAAAATAATATATTAAGATGGAAGGTAAATTAAAAAAATGGACAAAAAAGGTATTAATAGAATATTGTAAAAAAGAAGGATTTAAAGGATATTCGAAATTAAAAAAAAAAGAATTAATTGAATTTATTATAAATAAATGTAAAAAAGATTTTAAATGTTGTAAAACTTGTGAAGAAAGGATTGATTTTGATGAACCTTTCATAAATCATACTAATAATTCTAATAATAATGAAATATTCGAACATTTAAAATGTTATAAAAAAAGTATTAAAACGGAATGTAATGATATTGAATGTAATGAAACAGAATGTAGTATTTGTTTAGATGTTATACTTGATGATTTTTTTGTAACTGCATGTGGACATCAATTTCATAAAAAATGTATTAAGAAATGGTATAATACTTCACAAGAATGTCCTTTATGTCGAGGTCATATTTATGAAATTTTAGATATAGATGGTTTTGTTTTAAAATTAGATGATAAAATTAAAGATAATAGATTAAAATTAATTAATGAAAAAAATACAAGAAAAAAGAAGAAACTTAAATCTAAATTAGAAACTGAATTTAGATTGATAATACATAATTATTTAGACTTTTATATAAGAAATACAACTGAAACTCGTGAAGTTGCTATGAATACAATTTATACTATGATTGATTCTTTGGGATTTCAATAATTCTTTCTTTTACCCCATTTTTATCAAATTTATATCTATTTGTAGCTGATTGATTACAATCAGCACATTGTGGTATACAATTATCATAAGTTAAAGGTTTTCTTGGATCCATATGACCTTGTTGTAACTTTTTTTCTAATTTACAACAAGCACATTTATAATTATATTCTTTTTTTTTCTCTTCCCAATTTTTTTTATTTAATTTTGTATTACGCTTTTGAGAAAAAAATTTTGGTGATTTTTCAGTAATTGATACTAATTTAAATTTATATCTACCATCTTTTACAATATTCCAACCATATTGAGTTGATAAATGACGAAGTTGTAATGAATCAGCACCTTCAAATTCTTTACCTGTTTTTACCAAAATATCTTTTATTTCATTTGTTGTATAAGATTTATTTATATTTTTAAATAAAAAAGTTAATGCATATCCATAGTTACTTTCTTTTCCTGGTAATCTAACACCATATTTTTTAAGATTTTTCTCATAACATTGTTGTAATTTTTTATATTCTTCCTCCCAATTCATTTTATTATAAATATCTTTAATAGTTTCAATTAATCCTTCAGTATCATTATAAATAACATAATTTTTTAATTTTTTATCTTCAATTAATTTTTTAAGATCAAAAAGATATTTTTCATCGTTTATTTTATTATCTTTAAAATATTTATTAATTCTATTTATTTTAATATGTTTACTCAATTTTGTCCATCTTTTTTGAAATATTTCATTTTGTTGTTGTTTTTGTATTTCAAAAAAATCTTTTTGATTACCAGTATATTTTTTATCATTTGTTGCTAATCTTTTAGATTTTAATCTTAAATCATTTTTAAATTCTGTATTTTTTTTCATCATTAAATATTCTTTTAAATCATGACTAATTTTTTCTTCTTTTTCTTCTTTTTTTTTCATTTTATTTTTTTTATTTTTTTTTTCAGTTTCAATAGAATTAATATCATTAATTTTTTTCAAACATAAACTCAAACTCATCTTTTCTTTATATAAAAATATAAATTTTAATTAAAATATTCATTCATAAATAAAAATATTATTAAATAATATACAGATGATTATGAATTCAAAATTTCTAAAAATTAACAAAAATGACGAAGAACCAAAAAACTTTTTACTTAAATCAAAGAATTCTCACAATAATTCTTTTAAGAAATCTAATTCTTTAAAGATTCAAGATCATTGCGTTATGCGATGTTTTATTTGGTCGTATCCGACCTATGCCTACCCGGCCACAGAATATCCCGTTATACCCTTTAGACCCTTACGAAATTAAAAGATCAAAACCTATTCCAATACCTAAATCTAAACCAAAATGGAGAGGTTATGATAAAGAAGAAGATAATCCAAAAAAATTGGATATTATTATAGAAGAATATGAAGAAAATGATTGTTTATTTGAAATGGATTAATAAAATTAAATTTAATTCAATATTATTAACATGATTACAATTTTAATTTTTATTCCAAATTAATACTTCATCTTCTACATTTTCAAAAGATGGTTCTTCACTTTCACTTTCACTTTTATTTTCATTTTCTAAATCATTAATAATATTATTTAAACCAATAATATTCTCAAGATTAGGTAATTCCATTGGTTCCATTGGTTCCATTGGTTCCATTGGTTCCATTGGTTCAATTGTTGAATTATTGAAAATTGATACTGTTTTCTTTGGAATTAGTGGTTCTGATCTTAATTGTAAATTTGGATTTCTTAAAGAGTTTATTACCTCACGAGTTTGATCAATAGTACTTGGTTCTTGAATATGTTTTGTAAAAGTTTTAACACCATAAACTTCTTCTAATGTTGCATAATCTGTTACATCAGTAAAAACTTTAATATCTTTTTTTTCTATTTTTGGAATTTTTTTTTTTAAATTTTTTTTTTGATTATTTTTAATTTTTTGGAAGAGAATATATAATTCTCCAATTTCATCAAATAATAATTCTGTTGGAGAAGTATTGATAAAATTATTAATTTGTTCTGAAAAATCTTCAATTAAATTTTGTTTGGTCTTTGTTGACATACACTTTTGATATATATATATATATTAATATAAAGGGTTTTCCTTAATATATTTTTATTAAAATTTAATATAGTAATAAAATAATCAAAATGGTTAAAATTAAATTAATTTGTAATCATACAACTTCACAAAAAAGATCTAAGGAAATAGAACAATTTAAATTAAAAAAACACAACCATATTAATTTTGTATATAATGATGAAAAACCAGATTATTATGTAATTGAAAACCATCCATTTTATCAAAATATGAGACAACATTATGATCCAAAAAGAACAATATATGTCCATTGTGAACCTAAAACATCACGAGATACATGGAATAAATGGAAAGATCATGAAAGATTTTTATATGATCATAAAAGAAATTGGAATATTCCTCATGTAATCAATGAAAAAACAAATATAATTGATACAATTGAAAAAAAAATTATTAAAAATAAAAATAATAAACGAAAAATATCATATGTTACATCCGATTTATATACATTACCAGGGCATAAATTAAGAGTTAATATAATGCCTTATATTGATAATCTTAATAAATATAATATTAAACCAGATATATATGGAAGAGAAAAGGTCGGTTATTTTACAAAATTTAAATTAAAAAATTATTTAGGAGAAATAGAAAATAGAGAAGATAGTTTATTAAATTATTATTATAATATGATGGCGGAAAATTGCCAAGAAGTTGATTATTTTACAGAAAAAATTTTAGATCCAATATTATGTGAAACATTATGTTTTTATTGGGGATGCCCAAATGTAAAAAGTTATTTACATCCAAAATCATATATTAATCTTGATTTTAATAGACCAAAATTAGCTATTCAAACAATAGTAAATTCAATTAATAATGATGAATATTCTAAAAGATTTAAATACATTAAAGAAAGTAAAAGAAAAATTATTTATGAATTAAACCCTATTGATATTATTGATAAAGTTATAAGTAAAGTATAAATTCCTAAAATTATAAAATAAAATTTAAAAAAATATTATTTTATAATAAAATGTTTAAAGTTATAGTTTGTGTAGATAATCAAAATGGAATTGGTAAAAGTAATTCATTACCATGGACAATTAAAGAAGATATGTTATTTTTTAAACAAAAAACTTTAGAAATAAAAAATAAAAAGAAAAAGAATTGTGTAATTATGGGAAGGAAAACTTATCAATCAATACCAAAAAGATTTAGACCATTAAAAAATAGAATTAATATAGTTTTATCAAAATCTAATGTTATTGAAGATGAAGAAACTGAAGATTTTAAAATATTTCAAGAATTAGATGATGTATTATATTTTGTAAAAAAAAATAAAAAAAAAATAGAAAGTTGTTATGTTATTGGTGGAAGTAGTATTTATAAATTATTTATTGAAAGAGACTTAATAAATGATTTTTATATTAATTCTGTTAATAAGAATTATGAGTGTGATATATTTTTTCCAGAAGTTAACTTAAATAATTATAAATTAAATTCAACAAAATCAATAGTTGTTAATAATTCTGATATTTTAACATTTCAACATTATATTTTTAATAATAAATATGAAAATAATTATTTAGATTTAATGAAAAATATTTTACAAAATGGTATTGAAAAAAATGATAGAACTAATGTTGGTATTAAAACAATTTTTGCTAATTGTTTAAAATATGATATTAGAGATAATAAATTACCATTATTAACTACAAAAAATGTACCATGTCGTTTAATTATCGAAGAATTATTATGGATGTTAAAAGGTTCAACAAATGCAAAAGATTTACAAGATAAAAGAATTCATATTTGGGATGGTAATTCTACAAGAGAATTTTTAGATCAAAGAGGATTAAATCATTTACCAGTAGGTGATATTGGAGCTGGTTACGGTCATCAATTAAGATTTTTTAATGCTGAATATACTGATTGTAATACAGATTATACAGGAAAAGGTTTTGATCAATTAAAATATGTAATTGATTTACTAAAACATAATCCAACATCGAGAAGAATTTTATTCTGTTATTGGAATCCAAGTCAATTAAAAGATGCTGCTTTACCACCTTGTCATTTATTATATCAATTTTTTGTAAATACTAATACTAATGAAATTAGTTGTTGTTTATATCAAAGATCAAGTGATTATTTTTTAGCAAATAATTATAATGCTATTTCTGCTATTCTTTTAACTCATATTTTAGGTAATATTTGTGGATATAAACCAGCGGAATTTACTCATTTTATGGCTGATACTCATATTTATAAAAATCATTTTCCTCAATGTGAAGAACAATTAAAAAGAACACCAACAATTTATCCTAAAATTTTTGTTAATAAAAAAGATAAAATAGAAGATTATAATATTAAAGATTTTAATATAATTAACTATTTTCCACAATCTGTTATTAGAGGTAAGATGAATTAAAATTTATTAAAAATCTTTAATTAAGATATAAAATTATGTCTAAATTTCCAATAAATGAATTTTTAAAAATTAGTGTTAAAAATATTAAATCTCAAATAAAAACACGATATACAGATAAATGTATTTTATATCCAATTATAAATGATAAAAAAGGTCAAAGATGGTTATGTGATATAAAAAAAGGTTTTAAATTGGAATCACATATACATAAAGGAAGATATGAATGGTATGTATTATCAGGAAAACATAAATTTGAAAATATAGAAAGTGGTGAAAGTTGTATATTAGAAGCAGGAGATTATTATTGTAATCCAGCAGGTGTTCCACATAATGATGAATGTTTAGAATCAGGTAAAGTTTTATGGATTTATGATATGGAAGAAGATCCAGAAGATTATAATAAAAAAAATAAATAAAATTTATTCTTATAAAAAAAATATACTATGAATTCTCAACAAGATACAACAAAAATGAATTTTTTTTTAAATTCTAATGCTGAACAAAAATTAGATGAATCTAATAAAAAAACCGAAACATATATTATTATTCAAAATAATCATTTACATAAAGATAATATTGATTTAAGACAAGCGAAAATTGAATTACGACATAAAAATCAAGAAATGGAAGAAGAATTAGATAGAAATGATAAATCATTAAGATATTTAAGATCATTACAAAAAAATTTAAAATTATTAAATGACGAAAATGAAAAAATATCAAAAGATTATGAATTATTATTTAGTTCTTTAAGAGTTTTATATAAAACACAAAATTCTTTAATTCAAAATTTTGGTTATTTATTATTATCATTATTATCAATGTGTTTTATGTCATATTTTATGAATATTTTCAATGGATATTTAGGAATGATTACTTTTGTAACATTTTTAACATTTAATTATGGATATTATAGATTTTATTTAAAATTTGATTATTTAAAATATAAAAAAGATAATAAAAAAATCCAAGAATCAATGAAACAAAAATTAAAAAAAATTAAAGAAAATCAAACATCAATGAAAGAATTAAAAAGATCATTACCTGATTTGTTAGATATGATTGATAATTGTTAATCATAAAAATTAAAATTTATTTATTTAATAATGTAAGAATATATATTATTAAATATGGATACTCAATTATTTAAAAGAATAAAAGAAATGATTACAGAAGTTAATAGTACAAATAAAACTAATGAAAAAAAAATTATTTTAGCTAAATATGATGATTTACAAAAAGTTTTATTATATGTTTATGATGATGATAAAGTTTTTAGTGTAACTTCGAAAAATTATTTAAAATTTGAAAAAAATAAAAAAAAGATTAAAAAAGATGTTAATATTAATCATAATTTATTTAGTCTTTTAGATGATTTAATAAATAGAAAAATTACTGGTGATACAGCATTATTACATATATATCATTTTATTAATAAAAATATTGAATATAAAGAATATATATTAAATATCATTGATAAATCATTAAAAATACGATTAAATACAAGTGTAATAAATAAAATATTTCCAGGATTAATACCAGTATTTCAACCAGTATTAGCAAATAAATATGATCCAAAAAGACTGGAAAAATCAAAAAATGATTGGTATATTTCTAGAAAATTAGATGGAGTACGATGTTTAATATTGATAGAACCAAAAAAAAAATCTGTTAAATTTTTTTCAAGAAAAGGTAAAGAATTTCATACATTACTTATATTAAAAAATGAAATATTACAAAATATTGGATTATTTAAAGAATCAGTAGTATTGGATGGTGAAGTAGTATCAATGACAAATGGAGTTGAAGATTTTACTGGTATTATGAAAGAAATTAAAAAGAAAAATCATATAATGCCAAATCCTAAATATTTTATATTTGATATGTTAAAAAAAGAAGATTTTTTTAATTTAAAATCTGAAGAAATATATTCTGAAAGATTACAAAAATTAAAAATAATTAATATTTTTTTCGTTTTTTTAGAAGTATTAGAACAAAGAAAATATACTGATGATGATTTTTTACAATTAATTAAAAAAGCAGAAAAAAATAAATGGGAAGGTTTAATGTTAAGAGAAGATGTTAAATATGAAGGTAAAAGAACTAATTCTTTATTAAAATATAAAGAAATGCATGATGAAGAATATAAAGTAATTGAAATAATTAAAGGACCATGGAGAGAAATATCAAAAGAAACAAAATTAGAAAAAACAATAGAAACAATGGTTGCGGTTGTTATTAATTATAAAAATACAAAAGTTGGAAGTGGATTTTCATTAGAAGAAAGAAAAAAATATTGTGAAAAACCACAAGATATAATTGGTAAAACAATAACTGTACAATATTTTGAAAAAACAAAAGATAGTTTAAGATTTCCAGTATTTAAATATTTACATGGAGATAAACGAGATATTTAAAAAAAAATTAAATAAATTTATTATATATATAACAATATAATGAATTTCAAAAATATAGAAAATTATTTAAAAAAAAATTATAAGTTTATTATAATTATTTGTTTATTTTTATTTTTAATAATGGATGATAAAGAAAATTTTTCAACTACTGATGCTTTAAATGCTGTAAAATCAACTGAACAAAAAGTCAATGGTATAGTTAGTAAAGTAGATGGTACTCATGTAAAATTTAGTAAACAAGTTCATTTAGATAAAGGATTAAAAAGTGGTAGTATGATATTCGGTCCAAAAAGTGCTTCAGGTTGGAAAGATTATGGTATTTCAGTACCAGGTGGTAAACATTTTGGAATACATGCTCCTGGTTCTGGCACTACAGTATTACATGTAGATAATCAAATAAATACTCATAAAATAGAAGCTACAGGTGATGTAAAAGCAAAAAGATTTTGTATTGGAGGAACTTGTATTGATGAAAATCGTTTAAAAGTTTTAGCTGGTACAAGACATTTCTTTATAAGAGCAATTAATAAAAAGGGTATATTATCAGATCATGGAACTGCTAAATTCCAAGGTAATAAAAAAGCATGGGAACAAATGAAAATTGAACTTTAAATTTGTTCAACTATAATTCCTTTAGAAGTTAATTTTTTTTTAGAAGTTTTCATTTTTTTAAAAGTTATTTTTTTATGACATTTTTTACATAATACCATTAAATTGAATAATTCATTTTTATGGTACATTTCTTTTTCTAGAAATCCATCGTCATTACTTTCTTTTTGTTCAATAATATGATGAGTTTCTAATTCATCTTGTTTATTAATACCACATAATTCACATTTTGTCATATATTTTTTAGCATTATATTTAGATTTTTTAGTAGAAACAAGTTCATTGGAAACATTTAAAAAATTATTTCGAATAGTCATCGCTTTATTAATAACACTAGAATTAATACCTAACATTCTAGCAATTTCCAAACCATATATTTCACCAGAACAACCATCAATTAATTTTCTTTTATATATAATTTCACCATTAGAGATTTCAACTTCCATAAATTTAGTAAAAATTTTATTAGTATTAATTAATTCTTTAAATAAATCATCTTTAAAAATACTATGCATATGAGTAGTAATAATAAATTTACATTTCTTTTTATTAACTAATTCATCAATAACAGAAAGAGTTAAAGAATGACTACTTGCTTGTTCAGTACCTTTACATAATTCATCCATTAAAACTAAAGATTTTTCATTACTTTTTTGTAAAATATTACATAATTCGATCATTTCAACTTGAAAACTTGAAGAATTAGAGAATATATTATCATTACCTTTAATTCTAGTTAAAATATTATTAAAAGGGAAGAAAGCCATATATTGACAAGGAACAAACATACCGCTTTGAGCCATAATAATACAAATCCCAATTGATTTTAGCAGTGATGATTTTCCAATTCCATTATCACCAGTTAAAACTAAACCTAATTTATTTGAATTTAAATGTAAATCATTTTTTACAAATTCAGTATCTTTATTAATTTTTTCAATAATAGGATGTCTAAAATCTTTAATATCAAAAAAAGAATCTTCATTGTTATTAATAATTTTAGGTCTAGAATATTTATTAATTTTACTAACTTTAACATTAGATTTAATAAAATCTATAAAACCGATAATATATTCAATATGATTAAAAAAATCTTTATTTTTTTGTAAACTAAGTAAATATTTTTTAAAAAGAATAAATTGTTTATTATTAATATTATCCCAAACTATTTGTTCTTGATTAAATTTTTCATCTAAAACAGGAGATCGTAAAAAATATTTAGATTTACCAGTTTGTGTAATAAAATAATCTTTCATAGTATCATCAGAATCTTTAAATTTATTAAATAAATTGTATTTAGTTTTAGTAATACTAATATAATTATTATTAGTTTCAAATTCACCTTTAAATTTATATTTACCTTTAATATGACTATCAAAAAAAGTTTTAATTTCTTTAAATTTATCTTTTTTAAAATCTTTCAAAATATTATATTGATTAATAAATTTATCTAAATCTTTATTAACATTTTTTTTAAAAATAATTTCGTTTAAAGAAATAATATCACAAGAATTAATATTTTTTATTTTAGAATTAAATTTTTTTTGAAATTCTTTAATAATTTTTTCTATTTTTTTTTTTTTAATTTTTTTTTTAATAAAATTATTTAAAATAATATTTTTTTTAGATAAATCAATTAAATTACAAAAATGTTGATAATTATCAAATAAAATAAATAAATCTTGTGGACTAATTCTTTGATAATAAATTTTTTTATGATATCTCGATAAATCATAAATATTATTTAAAATTTTTTCAAATTCAATATAATTATCAAACATTTCAATGGAAATATCATAATTTAGATTTAATTCATCAATATTAGTAAGAGGATTAGTGATTCTTCTAGTTAAAAATCTTTTACCCATAACAGTACTGGTATAATCTAAAATTTCTAATAAACAAAATTTTTCATATTTTTTTTCAGCCGAAACAATATTTAATTGATCTAAAGTATTATAATCAATATTTAAAGAATCATCTATTTCAATAAATTTAGGTTTTGAAATGTTATTTAAAAAAAGTTTATTTATTTTACCAATATAATCTAATAAAAGAATAAAAGATAATCTAGCATCTTCATAAAAATTAAGATTATAATGTTTTAAATTATTATTCAAAAGAATATCATCATTATAAATTTCTTTAAAATATTCTCGTTGATATTCAAGTTTTAATAAATCTTTATTATCAATATCATCAAAAAAAAGAATATTATTTTCAATTAATTCTAAATCTAAATTTTTAATAATAATATTATTATCTATTTTAGTAAAATTATAAAAAATAATTTCATTAGGTTTGTATGTAATATTAATCTTATAAATTTTGTTTTTAACATTATTTTTATGAACTTTTGAATCAATACATTCATAAACATAATTTTCATTTGAATTTAAATTAAATAAGGAAATCCCACAAGTATAATAATTATTTTTATATAAATTTAAAGAAATAGACATAGTAAAATTATCATTAGTTATATTATTAATATTTGTACTAGGATTAAGTATTTCAATAGTATCTCTAATTTTTTTTCTAGAATCTTTTTCAGAATCTCTTTGGTGAACTAAAACAATAATCATATTTTCATTTAATAATCTATCAATATGTCTTTCTTTACTTTTTTCAGGAAAACCAAACATATATGGATTTTCAATAGAATGAGGTTTGGAAGAATTTTTTCGAGATTTTACCATATGTAAAATAGAAGATAATTTATCAAATAATTTATAATTAAAATCAATATCATTATTATCAATTTTTAATTTCCAAGCATAAGATTCATAAAAACTACCAACTTGCATAAAAAAAGCAAAATTTTCTATTTTAATATTTTTATATTGTTGAATTAAAGTTTTACAGAAATGTTCATAAATAGAATTCTTTTTAATTTCAGGTATAAGTATATCATAACTTTTAGTAATTTCTTTAAAATAAGAATTCATATTTGAATTATAAAAAATATAAATTTTAATATATTTTTATTGTAATATTATATAATAAAAATATGAATAATTGTAAAGGTAAAACAAAAAATAATAAAAAATGTAAAAGAAAATGTAAAGGTAAATTTTGTTATCAACATAATAAAAAAGGGGGTGTTAAAGAAAAAAAGGGAAGATTTTCCGTAGAGACAAAAAGTAAAAGTATTTTACAAAAAAAAAAGGGAAGATTTAGTGTAAAGAAAGATTTTGGAAATGTAAATTTTAAAGAAACTGTAGAAGTAAAAAACATACCAAATAATGATTGTCCACAAAGAAATCGACCAAAATTAAAAAGAAAAAAAGATAATTTAAAAAAAGGTGAAATTGCTACATATAAAAAATATTGTCCAAAACATCAAGGTAATGCATATTATACAAAAAATGGTTTTTTATGTTGTCAATAATCAACAACTTTTGTAATATTTCTATAATCAAATTCATCATGAATTCTAACATAAAAACCACAAAGATTACAATGATAATTATGACAAGCTCTTTCCCAACCAGGAGAAATTTCTTCTGTAACATCAGTATGTTTACATATATGTTTAATTCTTAATTTCAAAGCTCTAACATTATTTTTTGCCTCTGCTAAATTAGTTTCTAAAATTTTGACTTCTTTGGCCCATTCTCGATGTAATCGTTTATAATGAACAAGATCCATTTCTTCTTTATTTTTAATAATTATATCTGAAATACTTTTTTCTTTAACAATACTAGTTAATAAACTATGAAGATTTTTATCCGACATTTTATAAAATAATAAAATAAATTTTATTAAAATTGAAAAACTTTATTTTAATAAAAAATAATAATATGGCAAGCTTATTAGAAACAATTACAATTGTAATTGATTTAGAAAAATATACACATGTATTTTACTTATGGTTTTCTGGAATATTAGTAACACAATTAATATTTTTTGTAATCTTTTCGAGTCGTTTTCCAAAAGTAATTAGTTTAATTGGATTATTACATCATATTTTTGTATCATTATATTCATTTATATTTTTCTTTTTTGTATTTTTTATGGATACAGAAACGAATAGTAAATATGCGATTTATCCATTAGCATGGTCATTATCATATTTATTTATTGATATTTTATCGATTATTGGAAAACCAGATTATACGGTATTAACAAAAATTTCATTATTATTTCATCATATTTTTATGTTAATTTTAGGTTTTTATGCAATTAATAATATAGCTTCATTTTGTATTTTTGGAGTAGAAATTTTAGAATCATCATCAGTATTTTTTAATTTTTATAATTTTGTAGAACATGAAAAACATCCTAAATTAAAATTCTTCTTATTTACATGTTTTGTAATTTTCTTCTTTCTTACTCGTTTTGTCTTATATCCATTTCTTATTGGACATTGTTTTGATAATTTTACACCATTTATTTTTGTAATTGGTATGTTTTTCCAAATTTTAATGGTATTATGGATGTTTATGATTGTTAAAAAATATAAAAATATGTTAAATCAATTATTTGATAAAGAAAATTATGATCCAAATTCAAATTTCGAATTAATGAAAGTAAAACCAGAAAATATTAAAAAGGATAGCCCAGAATGTTTTAAATGTGAAGGTTTTAGCGAAGGTTTAAAAAATTGTTGTTTAAAAATGTTTAGTTGTAATTGTTGTGATTGTGAAGTTGAAGAATATGATGAAGATGATAATACAGAAGAAATAGAATTAGAAATTATACGAAAAAGAGAAGAAAGAAAGAAAAGAAAAGAGAAAAGAAGGAAAAGACGACAAGAAAGTAGTGATAGTGATTAAAGTAAATTAAATATAAAAAATAAAATGGAGGAAGTGGGATGTCATAAAAAATAAAATTTATTACATATTTTTATTAAGCTTTAATATAAAATTTAATAAAAATGAATTATCAAGTAAAAATCCAAGATAAAGAATACAAAAAGATTATATTGAAAAATCAAGATAAAACTCTTGAATTATCAATAGAAGAATTTAAAAATTTTAATAAAATTAAATTCTTTCATAATGATATTATTAATTATGATGAAACAACAAAAATTATAAATAATATTGTTGAAACAGAAATAAAAAATAAAAAAATAATTGGAATATTAGAAATTAATAAAAAAATGATATATGGTTTAAATAGTAAGAAAAATCCATATTTTTTATTTACACCATTATTAAATTGTTATCCGAAATTTTATGTATGTATTAATGATAAAAAAATGAAAAATACAAATGGTAGATTTTATATCACAATTAAATATAATATTTGGAATAAAAAAATACCTTATGGCGTATTAAATAAATTTATAGGTAAAGTTGGTGAAAAAGAAAATGAAATTGAAAAATTATTAAATTATTATGAAATAGATACAAAAAAATATAAATTACATAAAAAATTCAAAGTATCACAAAAAAGTAAAATATATGATTATATTGAAAATAATGAATTAAAAGAATATATTGATATGAGAAATCAAAATACTATTTCTATTGATCCAAAAGGTTCTAAAGATATTGATGATGCTTTAAGTATTGAATATTTATCAAATAATGAATATAAAGTTGGAATACATATTTCAGATGTATCATTTTGGTACAATAAGTTTGATTTAAAATATTTTTTGAGAAATAATAGATATTCAACAGTTTACTTAAAAGATAAGAAATTTAATTTATATCCAACTATTTTATCAGATTTTTTAATGTCTTTAATCAAAGGTAAAGATCGTTTATCTTTAAGTTTATTTATAATTTTTGATAATGATTCAAATGTAAAAGAATATTATTTTAAAAATAGTATTTTAAATGTAAATAGGAATTTTTGTTATAAAAAGGTTGATAATATATTAAAAAATAAGAAATTATATGAAAATAATAAAGATTTATTCGAACTATTTAATATTTCCAAAAGATTAAAATATAATGAAGAATTTGATTCTCATAATATGATTGAAAATTATATGATTTTAGCAAATCAGATTACAGCTGAATATTTAATTAAAAATAATAAAAATCCTATATTAAGATATCATAAAAGTCCAGATTATAAAATACCATTAGAAAAGATTGAAAATAATGAGTTAAAAAGTTTTATGAAAATCTTTCAATTGAAATCAGCTGAATATAAGGTATATAAAAATGATGAAGAATTTAATTATTATCATTATGGTTTAGATTTAAAATATTATACACATTATACATCACCAATAAGAAGATTTACTGATTTAGTAATTCATTTTAAAATTAAAGAAATATTATATGAACAAAAAGAGGAAATTTCATATGATATAAATGAATTAAATAAAGTTAATAAAAATTTAAGAAAAATGGATAGAGAAATGAAACAATTAGAAATTTTAGATAATATTGAAAATCGTATTTTTAATTCATATTTAATCGATTATAAAGATAATATATTGTATTTTTATATTCCAGAAATTAAATATTTTTTTAAAAAAATTATATATGATAACGATGATATCTTAATTAATATTAATTTTATTTTGAATAATGAAAATATTTCCATTATTAATGTAAAAAATAATAAATCTATTATCTTAGAAAAATACTTTAGTTATAAAATTTCTATTAATAAAATTTCAAATATGAATGAATATAATTATCGGTTAATTAATAAAAACTTTTTAGAAATATTAAATTAACAAAATAAATCTCAAATGTAATATACAATATATTTTATATTTATAATTTTCGTTCGAAGATTATAAATATTTTAAAATTTAATTTATATAATCTTTTATAATGTCTTTGTCGACCACTATAATTAAAAAAAATATAGCTAATTATGAATTAGTTATGACATCTATGATGGAAACTAATAAATCAGAGACATATAAATATGAAGATTTTTATGATATTCTTAAAAAATCATATAAAAATAATTCTATGTTTAAAAAAGGTTTGACAATGTTTGAATATTATAATGCAAAAACATTTTTAGTTAAACCAAGATTTGATATAGATATGAAATTATATCATATATTTGATGAACAAACTGGTAAAAAATTAATAGTACATAAAGATATGGAAAATTCTACATTATTAGAAGATCGTACTGAAAATACATTAGATGACGCTTTATCATGTTTATTAGAATTATTTCCAAATACTGTTGAAGATGATTATGCAATAAGTAAAGATTGTAGGTGGTGTATTGACAAAGATAAAAAACAATATTATAAAATATCATATCATATATGTTATTGGAAAAAGAAGGTTAATAGTGTATTATTAAAAAAATATATAGAACAACATATAGATATATTTAAAGATGCTGATTTAGATCAATCATTAGATTTAAAAATTTATATGTCAGGAATGACTAAATGGCGTGTTCCATTTTGTAAAAAAAGACATAAAGATAATAGTTTATTAGTACCAATAACTCATACAGATATAAATAATTTTCATAAACACTTAGTAACATTTGTATTAAATTGTGAAGAATTAAAATTAGATGTTAAAGAAGATTATAAAAAAAAAAACTATAATAAAGATGCAAGTGATTTTAAAAATCAAATGGAAGATAATTCAAAAGAAATAGAATCAAAAAAAAATGCATTTACTTTTATAGGAGTACCTAAAATTGAAAATGATGTTGAATATATTGATGTAAAAGAATTTTTATGTGGTCATAATCATAATCATAATCATAATTTTTTAATTCATGATATTAAAAAGAATACTTTAACTATTAGATGTCATAGTTCTAAATGTGAAAATTTTTCAAAAAATTTACATATTCCTAAATTAAATTATAAGGAATTTAATATTCCATATTTTAATAATATTCCATTAGATGATAATAAAGAGAATAATTATGATGAATGTAAAACATATTTCGAAATATTTTTTAAATTTATGAGAGATTCAAATTCATATTTTCGAATTGATAATACATATGATAGACGATCTAAATATTTTGAAAGAAAAATAAAACCTATAAAAATAGAAGGTTATGGTGATTTATTATATAAAGAAAGAAAAGAAGGTAGTGTTATATCAAAAAAATTCATTGAAAAATATAAACATGATAATCATAAATTAGCTTATTTTGATTTATGTTTTGAACCATTTAATAAAAAATTAGAAAAAGATAATATTAATACTAATAATTTTAATTTATTTAATGGATTTAATTATGAATCAATATTAAATTTTGAACAAAGAAAAAATATTCCACCTGAAAAATATAAAGATTTAGATTTTTTATTAGCACATATTAAAAAATATCATTGTAGTAATATTGAAAAACATTATGATTTTTTAATGCAATATTTAGCTAATATTATTCAAACACCACAATTTATTCCTCAAATAATCTTAGTTTTTTATTCTTCTAAACACGGTACAGGAAAATCAAATTTTACAAGATTCATTTCAGAAGTTATTGGCAATCCTTTAAGTTTCTTTGGTTCTTTAAAACAAATTACTGAAACACATACTAATGCACACCTAGGAAAATTATTAAATATTATCGAAGAAGTTGATAATCATACTACTAGACAATATGAGAATATTATTAAAGATTATTCACAAAGATTATATGCTGCTTTAAATCAAAAAAATAAAGATATTATTCAAATTAAAACATTTATTCGTTATATTTTCACATCAAATCATTATAATGGTGTTTATTTTGATACAGAAGATAGAAGATATTGTGTATATACTTTTGATAAAATATTAGATAAAGCATATGTTGATAAAATTTTAACTATTCTTCAAGATAATTATGTTAAATATTTATTTGGAAAACATTTAGAAGAATATAAAATAACATATAAACAACAAAATGATTGGATGTTAAATAGAACAAAAACAAGTGATTATTATAATATGATGCAAGAAGATTCATTAAAAAACTTTTTAAAAGAAATTTATGCAAATGAAACATTTAATTTAACTGAAGAGGATCATTGTGATTTTCATATTGATATGAATAATAAACAAGGTATATATCTTCATTTTAAAAAATTCAATGATTTATATAAAGAATTTTGTGGAGAAAATAATGAAAAACCACAAAAACTTACTAATATATATAAACAATTAACATCTACATATAAAACTGTTATAAAAATTGAAAGAAAAAAAAATAGAAAATTTTATCGTGTTAATTTATTTGCTTTAGGTGAATTTTTAAATTTAAATAATATTAGAAATAATTATAATAATTTTGAAAAAAAAGCAGAATCTATAGAAATTATTGAAGAAATTTTAGATGAAAAAAAATAAATAAAATTTACTAAGCTTAAATAGCAACTAAATTTAATGTATGATCCAATGACTCTTTTAAAAAGTTTTAAAAAAGAAAAAAATATGTCAAAATCGTTATTATGGGATGATGGTTCGAGACCATTTAAAGAACTCGAAAAAGATGATCGCCATTTAGGCAATGTTTCTGTTATTATTAATTCTGACTCAGATATGTCAATTTCCAATGAACAACAAGTTATTTCTAATGAATCAGCAGAATTAGTTTTTCCTAATGAAAATATTGATAAATTCGATTATGGATTATCTTTAAATATTATTAAAAGTGTTTTAGGTATGGGTATTTTAGGTATAACTTATACATTTAAACAATCTGGTTATTTTTATTTTTTTATTATGTTATTATTATCTCTTATAACTGGTTATAATGCTGTTAATATTGGTAAATTTATAACAGAATTTAAAAAAATGGAAAAATATAAAGATAATCATTTGACTTATTTTAATCTTGCTGAAGAAATTTTTGGAACTAAAATGAAAAGATTAACGCAAGCTGTTTGGTCTATAGAAATTATTTCTTGTTGTATTTTAATTATTAATTTATCTTTTACTTTTCTAAATCAACTTTTTGATTTAACTGATAATTTTTATTTATTATCTTGTATGATTTTATTCTTTTATTGTATTACATTTATTAAAAATTATGACAAAATTAAATTTTTAAGTATTTTAGGATTATGTGCAATTTTTTTATTATTTTGTTTTATCTTATATAATTTAATAAATGATTTATATCACCATAATTTACCTAAAAATGAATATAAACCATTTAATTATAAAGATATTCCGAAATCAATAGCAATAACATTATTTTCTTTTGGTGGACATGTTGTTTTCCCAGAAATTTTTTCTTCAATTAAAAATACCAAAAAATTAAAGAAAAATATTATTTATACATGGACAACTTTTACTATTTTTGTTAATTGTTTTGTTTTTACTGGTTTTATTCTTTTTGGAGATTCTATTCATGATAATATTATAAATAATTTAAATCAATCATATTGGTTTAAAAAAATAATTACTACTTTATTATTATTAAATGTAATTTTTACTTTTCCTTTAATGTATACTCCTTTAAATTTAAGAATTATTTTAAATGTTAAAAATTTAAAAATTAATGAATCTTTTAAAAAATTTTTATATAAATATTTTATCCGTCTTTGTTTAATTATTATTATTTGTATTATTGGAAGTTATTGGAAATCTTATCTTAATATTATGAGTATTGTTGGTGGATTATTAGAAAATACTACTAGTATTTTATTACCATGTATTTTTTCATTAAAATATCTTAAATTAAATTTATTTGAAAAAATAATTAATATTTTAATAATTGAATTCGGTTTAGTTTTAATGGGTTTTACTATTTTTAATTGTTTTTATTAAAATTGAAATAAATATTATAATAAATAATTAAAATGGGAAATTATAGTTCTGCTTTTGTAAGTTTATTTTTTTGGACTATATTGATGTTGTTATCTATATATATATTATATAAAATTATAAAATGTATTTGTCCAATTTTGTTAAATTTAGAAGAACCACAACCAGAAGATATAATTTTTGAACCTGAACCCGTAGAAGATGTACAAATGAGTGAGAATATTGCTGGACAAGAAGTTGTGATTAATGGTTTTATAGATTAATATCCACCAATGAAATAATTTTTATAAAAATAAAATTTATTTTTATAAAAAGAATATACAAAATGAGTTTAGTTAAAATTTCATATGACGATTTATTAAATAAAGATATTTCAAAAGATATTAGTGATGCTTTTGGTGAAAATGGTTTAGGTGCCGTATTAGTTGTTGATATTCCAGAATTTAAAGAAAAAAAGATGAAATTATTAAGATTATCTAAAACTTTTGGAGAATTGCCAGAAGCAGTTCAAAAAGAATATGAAAGTCCAGAAACTTTTTATTCTTTTGGATGGTCAAAAGGTAAAGAAAAAATGAAAGGTGGTAAAGCAGATATAGCAAAAGGGAGTTATTATGCAAATCCTATTTATGATGAACCAACAAAAGATAAAGAATTAATTAAAAAATATCCAGCAAATTATTCAAAAAATATTTGGCCAAGTGAACATGTACCTACAATGGAATCACATTTTAAATTTGTTGGTAATTTAATGTATCATGTTGGTTTAAAAATATTAAAATCATGTGATCAATATCTAGATACACAAATTGAAGAATATCCTAAAAATCATTTACATGATATTATTAAAAATAGTAAAACATATAAAGCAAGATTACTTCATTATTATGAATTACCAGAAGAAAAAAATGCAGAAGAAGATGCTTCTTGTTCTTGGCATCTTGATCATGGTGGTTTAACTATTTTAACAAAAGCAGTATATTTAGATCAAGAATATAATGAAATTAAAGAACCAGAAGATTGTGGATTATGTATTAAAGATCAAAATGGTGAAATTCATCGTTGTGTTATTCCAGAAAATGCATTATTATGTCAAGTTGGAGAAATGTTACAAATATTATCAGGTGGTTATTTACAAGCAACACCACATTGTGTCAAATCTGCTAAATTAAAAGGTATTACAAGAGAAACATTTCCAGTATTTATTGATTGTCCAGTAGATCAAGATATTTCATTACCAAAATGGTCAAAAAAGAATGCTGATGAAACAAAAGGAATGAAAGGATTAATTGGAGTTCCAGAATTAAAAAATAGATATAAAGATTGTAAAACATATTATGATTTTGTTCATAAAACTTATAGTGCTTATTATAATTAAAAAATTTTTTATCTTTATATAGAAAAAATGTTATATAAAGATATTTATGATATTATTAACTCTTATTTAGAAAAAATACAAATTGTCAATCATTATATTATTAAATATAAATGTACACAATGTAAAAAATATTTTCCACAATATTTATTAAAACAAACTGTAAAACAAGAATATTATTATGAAAATGGACCTCGAATTTTTTGTAATAAATGTCGTAGACTCTATAAACTTGATTTTATGTTTAATTATACTGAATTTAAATAAAAAAACAATTTTTAATTATTTTTTTATTTTTAATTATTTTTTTTTTATTTTTTATTTTTTAAAATAATTATCATATTTTATATAAATTTTAATTCCATTTATTTGATGTAATAAATAGAGCTAATCCCATTTCGGCTAAAAATGCTAACCAATAAACACATAACCAACCAATTTCATATAATTCACCAGTTGCTACATCCATTGAAGATTGAATTCCTAAAAATAAGAAAGCAAATGATTTTAAAGCATAAGAAGCAGTTGAAAGATTTTTAGTCTTTTTTGATCTCATAATTTTAACAACTTGAATCATTTCGGCGATACAAATAAATGCTACACCCAATACTTTTAAAACATAAGTTGCTACTGAAGTTTCACCTCTGTATCCATCTTCAGATTCTTCCATTAACATTGCTGTTTGAGCAGTTTCACTAAATAAATCCATAACTAAGTTTGACATTTTGATATTTTTTTAATTTTAAATTTAATTCAATTTTATTTATATTTATTTATTTTTTTTTATATTATTATAAATATTTTGATTATATTAAATTTTTATTAACAAAATTATTAGAAGAAGAATAAAAGTATTTAATAGTATTAAAATGAAAAAGAAATAGATCATTAAAAAAGAATCTAAAATTTTTAACTTTAATATTTATAGGGTCATTAATAGATAAATTAATAGAGTATTTACCAATAACAACCATATCTTGATTATATAATATTAAAAATTTACCTACACTATTTTTTTTAATAATAGATACTTTTAAGACCATATTATAATCATTAAAAAAAACCAAATTTAAGTTTTTACTAAAATTACTACGAAAAGTAAAATAATAAGGATTAACTTGATATAAACATTTAATTTTCATTAATTTTCTATGTTCTTCAAAAGAAAAAAAATCTAAAATTTCAATATTAGCAATTTTTTCAAAAAATTTTCTTAAATATATAGTATTATTAGTTTCTACTTTTTTAATTTCCATAGAACATTGAATTGCTTTATCTGAATAAATTTTTGGATCTTCAATTATTTTTTCATCGTGATTATCTTCAATTTCCAATTTGATAACTCTTTTAGTAAAATTTTCAGTTTGAACATAAGAATCTTTAGTTGTATTTTTTTTAGTAATAGTTTCTATGCGTTTTTGTCTTTTTAAAGAGATTTGATTAAATATTTTTTGCTTTTCAGCAATTCTTTTTTCAATTTGATTTAAATTATCCATATATAATAAAATAATAATTAATTTTTAATTGATTATTATTTTTAGTATTATTTATTATTTTTAGTATTATTTATTATTTTTTATCTTAGAGAAGGAGGAATATATTTACCTGTTTTACGAATTCTATTAGTAGGTTTATTTTTATTTGGTTTAAATTTATTATCTTTTACTTTAGTTTTTTTAGGTTCATTTATTTGTAATTTTTGAATATCACAAATATTTTCAATTTTGACATCTTGTTTTTTCCAACCAGTAAATTTTTTAGGAGAATGTTTTAACTCTTTAATTTTTTCCTTTAGTATTTTTTTAGGTTTAGGAGGAGTTTTAGGTTTAGGAGGAGTTTTTGAAAGTTCATTAATATTTACAAATTTACTATTTTCAATTTCGGGATCTAAATCAAAAGTATTAAATAAATAAGAATCAATTGGATCAGGGATAACACAATTATCACGCATACGATTATGAAATCCCCATTTATTATTAGAACGAAGATAAGTTTGTTTTTCTCTTTCACTAAATTGATATTCGCCTTTTCGAATAAGATCCATAATATCAAAATAATCAGAATATTCCATTAATGAAGGATTACTAGAAAATCGAGCATATTCCATCATTTCTTCGTGTACATTTTTTACATCATCACAATATTGATCAAATTGTTCTTCTCTTTCAATTTGTTCTTGTCCTTCAGTAAGATCATAATCTTCAGGATCATCGAAATTTTCATTATCGTAATAATAAGACATGTTAAAATATTATTTTATTTAAGAATTAAAATCTATTTTAATAAAAATATGTTTGATATTAATAATTATATAGAAGAGAATTTAGAAATATATGAAAAGAAAGGAAATTATTTTATTACTTACAATAAAAAGAAGATTCAATTTTATTTAAAAAAAAGTTTAACAATTACCGAAATAACAGAATATAAAGGGAAAAATAATATTTTAGTAAAAATAGAAGATGAATATAAAAATTTTTTTAAAAAATTAGAAAATATATTTTTAAAAAAATTTAATATAAAAAAAGATAATTTAATAACATTAATAAGAGAAAATGATAAAGGAAATATAATAAAATTAAAAATTAATAAAAGAAATAAAAAAATAATATTAGATGTATTTGATAAAAATCAAGAATATATATCATATAAAGATATTGAAAAATATCAAAAAATTAGATGTTTAATAGAAATAGATAGAATCTGGGATTATAATGATAAAAATGGATTTATAATATTAGTAAAAAAAATTTATATAGAATAAAATTTAATTAAATAATAATTGATATAATAAAGTTATAATAAATATGAAAATCGAAGAAATTAAATTTTTGGAGATAAAAGAAATAAGTGGTAATTATTTATCATTAGGGCATTTTAAAAATAAACCAATAATAATAAATATAAATAATTTAGAAGTTCATAAAAAAATATATAAAGAAGAAGATAAAATATATATAGAATTAAAAGAAGAAGAATTAAAAATATTATCAGTAATAGAAAATCATATATGTCATCATGTATATAAAAAAAATGATATAACTATAGATTATAAAAATTTTAAAGAGAAAACATTTAATAGCGTATATAAAAAAGATTATATAAGAATGGAAGTACATAAGAATTGTTTATTATTAGAAGAAAATCGTCAATCAAAAAGAAAAGTTATAGAAGTAAAAGATATAAAAGAAAATAATTATATAAATATAAAAATACATTTTGTAGGAATAAAATTTTATGAAAAGAAATTTGAACCAATATTTTTAATTAGAAAAATAATTAAACATATAGAAGAAGAAAATATATCAATATTTAGTATAGAAAGTGAAAGTGATAAAGAAACAGAAAAAGAAAAAAGTGAAAAGTATATAGAAAACTTTTTATTAAACGATAATAAAATCACAGAATTAATTATTGAAGAATATCCTAAAACTGAAATTGAAATATAGTTAATGTCGTTTATTTTATAATTTTTATTATTATTTATTAAAAAAATTTTGTTATTATATAATATAATAAATAATAAATATGTTTGGAATTGACAATAAAATTTTTTACATAGCTTCAATGTTTGCAGGTTTATTAGGAATGATTTACCTATTAAATAAATTTTTCAATAACAAAAACCAAGAAAATTATGAAAGTTATAAAGAAGAATTAAAAGAAATTGCAAGATCAGCAGATAACCAAATTGCAAAAGATATCTATGAAGCACAAGATGTTTCACAAGAAAAACCAGAAGAACAATTAGATGACGCAGAAAAAGTAATGGCTAAACAAGCAAAATCTTTAGCTGAATATGAAGAACCAAAACCAAATGATTTATTACCAGCAGATACAGAAGCAGATGAATGGTCAAAAGCTAACCCAAAAGGAAATGGTTCATTAGAATTAAAAAACTTTACTGAAGCAGCATTCCATATTGGTGTAGATACACAAGCAAACTCTTTAAGAAATGCTAATTTACAATTACGATCAGAACCACCAAATCCAATGAAAGCAGTATCAATTTTCAATAATTCAACAATTGGTCCAGATCCATTTAGACGATCAATGGAAATCAATTAAATTATTTATATTTAAATATATCATTAAATAATTTGTATAAATAAAAATCATATTTATGACTAAATAATTTATTAGAAATAATTAATTTAGTATTCTCAAAATTAGGTTGTAATATTAAAATATCTTGGTTATTATTTGTTAATTCTTTAGTAGTATATTGTATAAAATTTTTAAAATTTTTTTTTTCTAAAATTTTTAAAAAAGTGAAATTATCTTTATTCATTAAATATATTTCTTCTTCTAGTTTATTAAATACAAAAAATAAATAAATTTCTTCAGTTATAATAAATAAATATTTTATATAAATTTTATCTTTAGGTATTTCAATTTTTAATTGTTGATTATTCATATTATAATATTTATAATATAGATAATTATATTTAATTTAAGTAGAAATTATACGCGAAGTAACGATACATTTACTAGTATCTTCTTTGCATGTTGATTCACCAGAATTATATAACCAATTAGCAAATTTTACACTATCCCCATTTTTAATACCATATTCATTAGTATTAGGCATAGAAAAGAATTGTCTTTGAGAATTATTTTTACCATATAAATCATTTACATCTTTATATAAACCTTTATTAAAATGTTTATTTATTTCTTCTTTGTTTTCTTCAATTAAACAAGCTTGATCCTTTTTTTTATAATTACTAACATCTGTTAATAAAGTATTACCAAAAGGATTATCTTCACTAGGTTTTAAACATTTAGAATTTTCATAATCTTCTGAAAGATCTAATTCTTTATCTTTTTTTTCTATAGTGTTAAATTTATATATATATAATGTTATTAAAGCAGAAATGACTGGAATAATTAATAAATTATAATTTTTATTTTTTAAAAATAATACAAAAGTTACAATAATAGAAAATCTTAATAATGAATTCAATTTTTCATTATTAGACATATTTTTTGTAGGAACAAATTCAATTAATCGTTCTTTATCAAAAATGATAGAGCAATCATTAAACCAAAATGGATCTGTTTTTAATTTTATATTTTTAGTTTCATAAACCATATTGTATAAATTATTATATAATTATCAAATATAATATTTATATTATTTTTGTAATAAATTAAAAGAAAATTTAAAAAAATGATTTCGAAATTTTATAATTATATACATATTCTCAATATTATCTTCTTTTTTAGTATGATTATAATATAAAATTCTCATTTTCCCTTTATAAATATAATTTTTTAAAATTACAAAATTAAAATTATATTTATTTTCAGTATAATAAGAAGCTCTATTCATCATTTTAAATTTATTATAATCTTTTTTTAATACATTTTTATATTTTAAATTTACACCAAAACTTGCAAAATATATCTTTAATAATAATATTTTTTTTAATAAATATGTTTTTAATTCTTTTATATCTTTAATATCATTATATTCTTGATTTACTATTAAATCATTAATACCTCTAAAAAATATCAATGATATAATTTCAAATTGTTGATTAATTGTACTATTTATATCTAAATTCAAACATATTGTAAATTTAGGTTTAGGTTTTTCTGATAAAATTTTTTTAGCAATTTTATCTACTTCCATTTTACTTTTTTATATCATAAAACTTTTAATTTATTTAAAAAATTAAAGTTAATATTATATAGTTATAATGTCAATACAATTACCAATCGGTCCACATTCTACAGCATCTTTAATAAGATCAGATAGTAATTTTGAAGTAGATTATATTACTTTAAATAATTTATATTCATCTAATACAATAAATACTAATAATTTAAATGTTACAAATATATTTGAAATATATAATGATCTTAATGTTCATAATAATCTTACTATTACAGGAGATATAAATCTAATTTCTGGAGATATTAATTTAAATAATGATTTAAATATATCTGGAAATTTAAATATAAATGGTGATATTACACCAAATAGTATAAATGTTACAAATGGAATAATAGGAAATAATTTAAATATAACAAATGATATAATTTCAAATAATATAAATGTATCTGGAAATTTAACAGTAACTAATGATACTATATTAAAAAATTCTTTAATTGTAAATGGAAATAATTTAGTAGTAGATAATACAAATTTAAGAATAGGTATAAATGTTACTAATCCAATTGAAGCTTTAGATGTAAATGGAAATTCTAATTTAAGGAATAATTTAGTAGTAGATGGTAGTGTTTTAATAAGAGGGCAAGATAATTTTAATGAAGTAAATTTTGAAAGTTTTAGTAAATGGACAGATGGTTTAGATCCAGATACTCAAATAGCTTCTAAACCAAATAAATTAGTGGGAATTGGAATGACAAATCCAACAAATTTATTAGATATTTCTGGTTCTCTTAATATCAAAGATAATTATAAAATAGATAACGAAATTGCTTTATCTAAAAATACTATAGGAATTTGTATTACATCATCTAGTTTACAAGAAGTAGGTACTTTAAATAGTTTAAATATTACTGGATTAACTAATATGTCTAATGATTTAACAGTAGATGGTAATATAAATATTACTGGAAATACTATACAAACGGGAAATTTAAATATAACTGGTGAACATAAATTAAATAATTTTCATATAGTTAATAATGATTTGATTAATATAACTAGTAGTGTTAATTTTCTCGATAGTGAATTCAAAATAGAAAATAATGTTAATAATTCTATTAAAAGATTACCTCCTCAAAGATTAAGTGGTAATATACATGAAATTATTGGTAATTCATATGGTAATGGTATTTATAATTTAAGTTCTTCTAGTAATGATAATAATTTAGTATTATATCAAATAATGGATGAATATAATGATACTTATTTTGGATCAGATAAAAATTATAATGCAACTACAGGAGTATATGAAGGTTCAAATAGTTTTAATTCAATAAATGGAGAATGGATAAAATTTGAAATACCTGAAGCTAATATATTAGATAATTTTCAGATAAAAATACATAATGATACAATTGCAAATAATAATCCAATTGATTTTAAATTATATGGATCAGCAGATGATACAAATTGGACTTTATTATCAGAACAAATTGATTTAGAATGGGTAATAAATAATGTAAATTATACAATAAAAACATTTAATATAACAGATAATAATACATACAAATATTTTACAATAGTTGTAACAAAATGTGGTGGAATAAATGAAACATCAAATAAAAGTTTTGATCATTTTAATATTATAGAATTAATATATAATTTTGAATTAAATTATCAATATAAAAATCTTTATGCAATTAATGAATATATTGGAATAGGAACAACAAATCCACAAAATTCATTAGATGTATTAGGAGATATAAATGTAAATGGTAAATTTAAAATAGAGAATATAGATATTTTTAATTCAACTTTAAAAACAAATCTCAGAGAATATCCATCACAAGTTATAGATATAAATACATTAAAATTAACAACTACGGGAGAAATTACAGAACAGGGAACAATTATTAATCCAATAAAAGGATATGGAGAAGGATCATATAATATTTATTATTCAAGTATTAGACCATTTTTTTTACCAAATGGTTTAGGTAGTTATATATTTGATAAAAGAAATGATGAAAATTATTATTATAGATCAAAAGATACTTATAATACTAATACAGGAATATATTCTGGGAATAGTTCATTAAATGATATAAATGGAGAATATATAATATTACATTTACCAAATAAAATGTTATTACAAACTTATAGAATATATAATAATATTTATGATTCTGAATATATGAGTCCAAATACATTTAAAATATTAGGATCAAATGATAAAATAGGTTGGATAGAACTTGATAGTCAAGCAAATCAAAATTGGACTACAACTAATGAATATAATTATAAAGAATATACGATATATACAACTTTATTATTTGAATATTATGCTATTGTTGTTACAAGAGTAGGTAATGATACAATATTTAATCATAGAGATGCTTTAAAAATACAAAGTTTAGTATATTATGGTGTTGAATTTAATAAATATGGAGTCAATTATGATACTGGTTTATATATCAATGGATCAATGAAAGTTGTAGGAGATCTTGCGGTTGATGGAGATATGAATTTTGAAACAATAACAGCAACAAAATTAGGTTTAGGAGTTTCATCGCCAACAAATGGTATAATAGAAGTACAAGGATCATATGGGGAAGTTGGTTTAGATGCTTTTAGTTATAATAAATTAACATCAGATGGGACAAATTTAGGTATATCAGCGACATCATCATATTCAATATATGCAGATGGAAAAATAGCAGGTTTGGAATTTAATGCAGTTTCTGATTTAAGAGTAAAAAATATAATAAATGAAAGAGATGTAAGTGAAGATTTAAAAATAATAAAAAAAATGAACACATATGATTATAGTTATATAGATAAAATTCATGATGGATCTAAAGAAAAAATAGGTTTTATAGCACAAGAATTAAAATCAATAAATGAAAATTTTACAAATGAATCAAAAAGATTTATACCAAATATTTATGATAAATTTCAATTAAAAACTAAAAATAAAATAATAACAAGAAAAAAATTAAAATTAGATAAACAAGATTTAATAAAAGTTGAAGTATGTTATAAAAATAAACCATTAATTTTAGAAGTAAATGTTATAGAAATAACTGAAAATGAAATATATATAAATAATAATTTAGATATTGATTTAACTAAAGGTATTTTTATTTATGGAAAATATGTTAATAATTTTTTAACAATTGATATTAATCAAATAACAAGTGTTAATACGAATGTAATAAAACATTTACTTAGTCGAATAGAAGATTTAGAAGAATATATCAAATATATTGGAGATAAAAAAAGAGGATGGTAAGTAATTAAAAATCATTAATTTCAATTTCATCTTTATATAAATTAGTTTTTTGCATTTGAATTTTTAATTTTTTCATTTTTCTTCTTTCTTTTTGTCTATCATTTTTTTTCATTCTTTTAAAAAAATTTGGATTATCATAAACAGACCACATTAAAAAAGATATAACAATAATATCAATTATTTGATTTAAAAAAATTTGTTGTGAAACTAAACTAAAATAAATATTTAGTAAATTTAATATAATAAAAGTAATTCTTATAAAATTACTAGTATGATATCTATTAAAAATATAAAACATAATTAAACCAAATAATAAAAAATTATCTTTATAAGTATAACATCTAAATAAACTCCATAAATCATATGGATCTGGTGTATAATCACAATAATTTGGAACTTTGTAATAAATAGTAGCAATACTACTAATAGAATTATAAAATAAATAAATAGAAGTAATAATCATAACTCTTTTAGCTATTTTATATCTCATTTTTGAATAGAATGCAATCCAAATAAATGTTATTAGAAAAATTGGTACATATAAATAATTATAATCTATTACATATACATGAAATTGATAAAAACCTTTACTTTTTTTTATCAATTGAATATAATTATTCATAATTGAATAATTTTCACATTCTATAGATCTAATATCATTATATCTTCTTACTAAACAAGAAATATAAGTAGCGATAAAAAAAAATACACTACTATACCACATATATCGTTTATCACTTTTTTTTTTACCAAATAAACAATTACAACACATTTTGATACTTATTATTTTTATATATTTAATCAATTTTATTTTATGTATTAGTACCAATCTTAGAACTAAATCCAACACCATCAATTTTTTGAATAGCTTCAGTAATTTCTAAAGTAAAACTATGATCATTATCATAAAATTCAAATAAATCACCATCATTTTTATAAAATCTAAAATCAATTTCTTTTAATTGAGGTAAAGGTGTATCGGTATATATTTGATAACCACCTATATAAGCATTGAAAATATCAGCACCAGAAGCTGAAGCTAATTGAATTTTAGCAAAAATATTAGATACTTTACCACTAGTTTCACCATTACCAATTGTATCAGATTGCATAAAAATATATTTTTCACCAGATAAATTTAAACTTTGATTAACTTCTGTTTTAACAATACTACCATATTCAATACTTGCATCAGTTATTGTATCTACTTCATTAGTAATCCAAGTTTCAATTGGTTCAATTGAAACATAAGGTACAGGAATTTTAAAAGTATTAGCATCAACGACAGTTACTAATAAACCAGCTGGATTACAAATTTCTTCAATAAATGCAGATCTTAAATCATCTTGTTCAGATGTTAAAGCAGGATAATCAATTCCATTTACAATACCTGTAGTATAACCATATAAATGATCAAAAATAGTTAATTTTTCATAAATAGTACTAGAAGATTGAAACATAAAAACTTCATCACCAGTTTCTAATAAATGATCATAATTAGTTCTAACATAACTATAAATAGCTGATTCGGAAGCTCCAGTAGGAGCGAAAACTTTTTTAATAGAAAATCTTACATAACCATTAATATTAGTAAGTTTTGGATATAAAATATAAGGATCTTTTAAACCATCAGTGATAGCAACAACTTGTGTAGTACTTTCAATAGGTTCACTATTTTCATCAAGAGTAGTTTGTTCAAGATAACAAAAAGATTCTATCGAATTAGTTTGAATAACATTAAATTCAGTATCAGCATTAGGAAAACCTAATAATTCATAAGGAGAATTCGGATCACTAAATATTAATTTAAATGCCAAACCTTTACCGATTTTAACGGCAGTACCACCAACATTAAGTTCAATAGAAGTTGCAGAAGAATTAATAATGATTTGATAAGTATTAGAATCAATAATTGAAGAAACTGTATGAGTAGCATTCCAAATAGAAGCATCGATACCACCAATAGTAATACCTTCACTAATATAAACAGAACCTCCTTGTGTCATACCATGATTACTATGAGCGACAGTAACAGTAGTTTTATTATTAACACCCATACCAAAAGAGAAAGGATTAGATAAAGTTTCATAATCAATAGAAGATATTTTAACAATATCAGTAACAATATCGATAGAAACAGTAACATTATTATATTTACCATTAACTCTTTTGACAGAATTCATGGCATTTTGAATTAAGGCTTGTAAAGTAGTAGCAGAATAATTACCAGGTGTTAAAGCAACGGAATAAGAAGTATCATCGCCATCACCTTCAACTTTCCAAATAAGAACATTATTTTTTAAACTAGCAGGAGTACTACGAATTAATTGTTGTGTATTAGTAAATTCAGAACTTTTTAATTTAATAGCAACAACATTAGTATATTGTTTTTTTAATTGAATTTTATAATAATTTGGTTCAGTATAAATAGTTTTATCTCTATCTCTACTATCAATATAAATTAAATGTCTTCTTTCAACAACAAATCTTGAAAAATCTTTTTTTATTTTAGGTGGAGGCAGAGTTAACCCCATACTTATATGTGGAATTTTATTTTTTCCATGTTTGTTTTTTATTTTTTTTTCTTCTTCAGAATATTTTATATTTAATGGAATTTCTTGACGAAGCATATCTTCATCAATGTCATTTTCAGGATTTATATCATCATAATCTAAATCTTGATTTTCCATAAATTGTCTAAATTCTTCTTGTTCTTTTAAATAAGAAGGGATATTTTCTTGAATAGTATAAACATCTTTATTAATAAATTTTTTATTTAATAAATATTCTTCGTCCATAATAAATATAATATATATATAATATTATGTTTTTAATTAAATTAAAAAAATTATAAATATAAATATATGAATTGTATAAAAAAATATATACCAACAGAATTGAAAGATATTGATAATAATAAAGAATTAATAAAAGATTTGATGAAAATCAAGAATGAAAATTTCTATAATTTTATAGTATGTGGAGATTATGGAATAGGTAAAAGTTTAATAAAAAAATTATATTTAAAATTATTAAAAAAAAAAAATTTAAAAATTTTTGAATTAAATTTACATGAAGATTTAAAAAAAAATATTCAAGTTAAAGAAAAAATATTAAATATATTAAAAATAGTTCAAACAAAAATATTAATAATAGATAATTATGAAAAATTAACAATAGACCAACAATATTTTTTAAAAAGTTTAATAAAAAAAAAGAAAAATTTATTTATTTTTATTTTTATAAATAATATAGATAATTTAATAGAACAATTCCATAGTTTATTTATTATTTTTAAATTAAAAAATTTAAATTATAATGAAAAATTTAATTATATAGAAAACATATTACAAAAAGAAAAAATAGAAATTGATAAAAATATAATTAAAGATATATCTAAAAATTCTTTAAATTATTATGATTTAAATAAAAATTTATCATATATATTAATATATCGTAATTACGATTATAATTATGAAGTATTTAATAATTTTAATAATTTTCATAATCAAAAAATAATAAAAAAAATATTAACTTATTGTAAAAAAGGAGAAATATACGAAGTAATCGAATATATAGATGAATTAATAAAAGAAGGATATTCAATAAATAATATATTAAATTTTTTTATAAATGAAATATTATCAATAAAAGAAATAGAATATAAGGAATTAATAGAAATAATAAAAGAAATATTAGAAAATGAAATATATACAGAAAATAATAATTATACATATAATCAATTATTATGTTTTGTAGCTAAATTATGTATTAAAGAAACATAATTTTATATAAGCAATATTAATTTTAATATAAATAAAATTAGAACATCTTCTTAAATAATATTTAAAACCTTTAGTAATTTTAGTTATATTATCTAACTTTGAATAATCTTCATCAACAACAATTAATATTCTTTTATTATTGATTCTTTGAATAGAATGAATAATTAAACTATTTTTAGAAAAAGAATTTAATTCTTTATAATTTAATCTGATACTATTACAAAAACTATAATTATCATAAATATATAAATGAAAATTATATTGATCAATTAATTTTTCATGATAATTTTTTAAATGATAAATCATTTCATTTAGATTTATATTATCATTTAATTCTATTTTTTTTTTATTTTTATGATATAATATGCTATGATAAATCAATGTTAATTCATCAAAATATTCCATATCATGTTTATATTGAATAATAATACTAATACAATCATCATTCAAAAAAGGAACTAAGCATTCTCTAAAATCAGTAATATTCATATAATCTATATATTATTTATTTTTTTAATAATAATAAATTTTATAATTTTTCAAAGTTTTAAAGTCATTAATTATTTTTTTAGTAATTCCTTTAGAAATTGGAATATTCATAAAATTAATAAATTTTTTATATAATTTTTTTTTAATTTTTAAATTATCTTTAGGTTTATAAATATCTTTTTGTATATAATTTAAATGTTTTTTACATATTATTAAATTTTGTGAATTATAATTTTCTTCACAATCTTTAATTTTATTAATATTAATTAAGTCATTTTGATTATTTTGAATAATTTTTAATAATTTTTTACAAATAATAAAATTATTTTTAGAACCGAAATCTGTATTATCATTAAATTTTTTAATATATTCATCAATATTTTTATCACATTTTATTTTAATTTTTTTTCTATTTTGAAATAAATTAATATATTTATCATAAGTGTATTTTTTATTATATTTTTCTAAAACTGTATAATTTTCTAATTTAAATTCAATTTCACAATCTAATAATTTAATTTTAAATTTTTCATTACAAATTTTTTGAAAATCTTCTAATTTAGTAATATAATTTTGATTAAAATAAAAACCATTAGGTTTATTTTTCAAAATATATTCATATATTCTATTATTTAATTGTTCTAATTCATTATTTTTTTCACTAATTATTTTATCATATTTTTTATTTTCATAATCTAAATGTAATTTTATTTTATGATCTAAAATATTTTTTTCCATAGAAATTTCAAGTGCCAATGAAGTTGGCGTTGAAGTTTTTAAATCACAAACTGAATCACAAATAGTATAATCATTTTCATGACCAATAGCACAATAAACAGGAGTAGAACATTTATAAATTCTTTCAATTAATTCATCATTATTAAATTCATTAAGATCTAAAAAAGATCCACCGCCTCTTGTAATTAAAATAATATCTACATTATTTTCATATTTATCAATCGATTGAATAATGCTAGAAACACAATTAATACCTTGAACATTTACATTAGATAAATAAATATCTCCAAAAAATAACCTTTTACTTATAGTTTTTTTAAAATCATTAATAGCTTCGCCTTCTAAAGAAGTAATTAAAGCAACTTTTTTTATATTTTTTTTATCAATAATATTATTTTTGTTAAAATATCCTAAATCTTGAAATTTTTTAATTTTTTTTTTTAATAAATTTTCCAAAGTTTCTTTTTTTTGTATTCTAAAACAACATAAATTATACCGATTTTGAGGAGCATAAAAATTAAATTTTCCATCAGCGATTATAATATCACCAACTTCTAATTGATAATTATATTTTTCTTTTGTTCCCCTCCAAATTACACTATTGATTACACAATTTTCATTCATATCTTTTAATGTAAACCATATATGTCCTTTATCAGTAACACTAAAAACTTCTCCTTGAACTTTATAATTATAATCTAAATTATCTTTAAAACATTTTTTAATTATTTTTGTTAAATCTTGTACTGATATTATATTATTATTCATTGATAATATTATATATTTTAATATATCAAAGAATTATTAAATGAATTAAAAAAATATTAAAATTTATTAAAATAATAAAATAAAACTAAAAAATATGCCAAGACAAGACGATGTTGAAATGAATGAATATGGAAAACAAAGATATTTTGATAAATATTATGAAGGTAATGGTCATGGAAATGAAAGTCAAAATTGTTGTATTAAATGTATTAAAAAATGTACAAAAAAGATTTTACATCAAATTTTGAAACTTTTACTATTTGCAGCAATTTTAGGTGGTTTAGTTGGTGGAATTTATTGGGGATCAACTGAAATCATTGCATTAAATGATTTTAAACAAGTTTCAGATGGTTGTACAATTGATTCATTTGTAGGTTCAGTAAATGGTACAGAATGTACTCAATGTAATTGTGAATATTTATATAATCCTTGGTCATTATCACGATCAAAACATTGTAGTCCTTGTGATTCAATTAAATATAATTATTTAGTTACAGCGGAACATTGTGGAACTGAATTATTATCATTAGATGATGATTATTATGATGATTTGGCATGTGGTGATCCTAAAAAAGTAATTGGTGAAAAATATACATGTTATTTATATGCAGATTGTCGTGGTCAATATTCTTTTGATACAATGTATGCTGATCAAAATCAATTAATTTTACCAATTATTTCAATTGTAGTTTGTAGTATTTTATTAATTTTAACATGTTTAATTAGATGTTTATGTTGTTAAAAAATAAAATTGAATATAAATAAATTAACACAATGGATAAAGATATTATAATTGAAATGAAATTATCATTACGAGAAATAACAAATATGGAAGAAACAATAAATAATAAAATAAAAGAAATAGTTGGGAAAAATTATAAAAATAATTATGGTTATTTAAAAAAAATTAATTATATTCAAAAATATGAAACAACAAATATATGTAAAAATGATTTTTCAGGAGATATAATTTGTAAAGTTTTTTTAAATGTTTCTTTTATTAATCCTCAAATTGGGGAAATTATTGATTGTACAATTAAAGAAAATAATAATATAAATATTGCAATAAATGATATATTAAAAATTGTAATTATTGATAAAAATTTAAATTTAAATATTGGAGAAAAAGTAACAATTAAAATATTAGCAAAACAAATGAAATATAATTTTAATTATATAAATATTGTTGGATGTATTAATAAATCAAATTAAAAATATAAAATTATATTTATATATTAAAGAATGTTTTTTACTTATCAAGATAAAGAATCATTGAAAAAAAAAATTGAAAAATTAAATAATTTACAATCTATTTATGTTTATAATATTTTAAAAAAAAATAAAGAAAAATTTACTATTAATGTAAATGGATTATTTTTTGATTTGTTGGATATTTCTAATAAATCATTAGAAGAAATTGTATTATTTTTAAATAAAAAATAATTTTTAATTTATTAATATAATAAAATAAAAATATCAAATATTTATATATTATTTATGGATAAAGAAATAGATAAAACAAAAAAATTAAATGAAAAAAAAAAAGCTAAACAACAAAATGAATTAGATGATATGTCTAAAAATTTTTTAGCTGATAAAAATAAAGGAATATATAATTATATTAAACAAATAGATAAACATGATATTATATTATATTTAATAATATTTTTTATAATATTACATTTTTTAAATAAATATAAATTTAATATTAATCATTTAGCTATGTTATTTATAACATTTGTAATTATTTATTATATTAATGATATGAAAAGAGTTACAGGAAAATCAAGAATGAAAGAAATTCAAATGAAACTTTTAACTATATATCCAAAACCTAAACATTTTTATATGGATTCTGGTATTATTGAATTAATCTTTTCTTTAAAAGAATATAGAACTTATAATGAAGTTGTCTTTGAAAAATTAATCTTACAAATAGATTTCTTCTTAAAAATTGTATCTATTTTAGAAAAATTCCCAGTAGATTCTTTTCAATTATTAGAAAATTTAAAAAGAAGAAAAAAAGAGATTTTAAATATTTTACATTCTATGATCGTTTCTATTCCTCCTAATGTTGAAACTGAAGTAAAATTAGATAAAGCACTTAAATCTTTACAATTTATATTATCTTATCATTATGAAAGATTAAGAATTAAATCTAATGAAATATTTTTAAAAGATAAACCAAAATTCACTAATAAATATATTTATTCTAATAATGCTCCTGATGCTACTGATGAATTATATAATAATAATTATAATGTTTTTTAATTAAAATTTATTTTTCATAATTGATAAATATAAAAATGATTATTCCTATTCGATGTTTTACATGTGGTAATTTAATTGCTGATAAATATAAAAAATTTACAGAAGATTTAAAAAAAAAAGAAAAAAAAGAAAATATTGATAATCAAAATAGAAATCTTGAAGAAATTTTTTGTGATTTAAAATTAAAAAGATATTGTTGTCGTAGAATGTTATTTACACAAAGTAATATTTTAAATAAATTAAAATAAAATATTATTATATAATATATTATGGATAAAACTTATCAACAATTAACTGATGAAAGAGCTATTGTTATCGGTGAAAAACAATATGGTTATCAAAATGCTTATAAAAAAAAATGTGATGATGATACTTTTAGAAGTAGTGCTATAAAAGGTATACATTCAAAAAATTTATTAAATCAAATCTATTTTTCTGATGCTAATGTACAAAAAATTCAAAATTTAATTCGATTTAATGTTTATAAAATATCCAAAAAACAATTTACTATTGCTGAACAAGATAAAACACAATTACAAATTGTAATGAGATCAATATATTTACAATATTCTAGAAATTTAGATAATAATATTCCAGAACAAATTTCTCAATTAAATAAAATTATTGCTGATTATTTAGTTCCTAAAATTATTTCTAATATTAAACAATATCTAAAGTATTTACAAGATAAAAATGGTACTTATCAAGTTATGGAACATCCTAAAAATGTTTCTAATGCTGGTTTAAAATCTTTAAGAACTGATACAGCTTTAGGTTTTGGTAATAATTCTATGAAATTATTTAAAAATTAGATAGCTTCGCAAAAAATATATAAAATAAAAATTATTTTATTTATTTTAATCTTTCTAATTTTCCTAAAAAACATTGTTGTTCAAAATTTAAATATTTTTCATCATCAAAATCTGATGGACGAATTATTGACCAATTAGTATCTTTTGATAATATTTTACATGTTGTAAATATAAATCCTACTAATGCTGAACAAAAATATCGTTCTTTTGTTGGATCACCTTTCTTTCTAATATAAGCATTTATCCAATCACCTGGTAAAAAATCATATGGTTTATCATATACTTCTGAATGTGTTTTCATTAAATTAAATACTGTTAATTTATCATTTGGACAATTTATTTTACGACACCATATTGTACTATCATAACTATTTTTTAATACTTGAGCGATTGGTGTTATTTCTACTCCTAATTTTATTTTTCCATCTTGTGGATCTGGTGTTCCTTCATATGATGATTCCCATAAATATAATCCTCTCATTTCACTTGATATCCAAATAGGATCTCTCAAAATCATACCTACATGAGAATATGGTGATTTTGTAAATACTTCTATTAATTTTGCAAACCAACTTATTGGATTAAATGTTAATTCTGCTGAAAATAATAATATATCGCCAGTTTTTAAAGAATCGAGTTCTATAGTTGACATATCTTAATATATATTATTATAATATAATATTTAATTCAAATATAATAAATATTAAATGATAGATATTTATATAATATTATAATGACTTTTCACGGAATTAATGATAAATTATATTTTGATGATAATAAAAATATCGGTATCGGTATTACCAATCCTTCTACAAATTTTCATATCGCAACAACTGATGGTATTGTTATTCCTGTTGGTACTAGTGCTCAAAGAGTTGATGTAACTGGTTCCATTCGATATAATACTGATAATTCAACTTTTGAAGGTTTTAAAGGAACTTGGGGATCTTTAGGTGGTGTAATTGATGTTGATCAAGATACTTATGTTTCTGCTGAAACATCTGCTGGAGCAGATAATGATGATTTGAAATTTTTCACTGCTGGTACTGAAAGAATGAAAATTGACTCAAACGGAAATACTACTATTAATTCAGATTTAATTGTTGATACCAATTTATTATTTGTTGATGCTAGTAGTAATTTAGTTAATGTTAATGGTGATCTTGATATATGGGGTAAAGCTAGATTTGAATCTGCTGCTTCTTATATTGAATCAGGTGTTCTTTCTTTAAGTAATTCTTTAACTGGTCCTGTAATTGATTCTACTGGAACTGATATTAGATTATCATCAACTGGTAATGTTGGTGCTTTAACTATTAATAGTTCTGGTGATACTTCTTTAACAGGTAATTTAGAATTGAATAATAATAATATTAATAGTGTGAAAAAAATATATTGTGATTCTGATGATGTTACAAATAAAATTAATTTCACTAGATCAGATAGTTCAGTAAGTGGTTTTACAATTACACAATCTAACGCTCAAGTTATAACTTTTAATCAAACTGAAAATGCTAATATGAATTTCCAAACAAATAATGCTACTAGATTCAGATTAGAAGCAGCTGGTGATATTAATTGTATGACTAATACTATTAAAAATACTAATATTTTAGAAGTAAATAATCAAGGATCTTTTGGTGATATATCTCCTTATATTTATGATGAAGGTGGTTCTAATGAAATTCCATTTGAATTAACTGTGAGAAATTATATTAAAGTTGATGCAGTAACTTCAGATGCAGGTAGTATTTATTTTGGTAATGGTGTTACAAATGGTATATATGTATCTTCTGCGTATTGGAATGTTAATTTTGATAGACCTATTTATTCATTCAATGGTACAGAAGGATGTTGTGTTCGTACTAGATATGCTCAATTAGGATTAAAAATGGGTAATCAAACACCAAGTATAGATTTTGCTATTAGTGATGTAGATACTGGTTTAAATAGTGAAGGAACTGATGAATTAGGTATATATACTGGAGGAATAGAAAGAATAAGATTTGATTCTTCTGGTAATGTTGGTATTGGAACTAATAGTCCATCTCATAAATTACATGTAGATGGTAATATTCTTGTTAATTCGACTGTTAATTTATTGAATACAAATTTTGGTTTAGATATTGGATCATCGCGAACTCAGTTGTTTTGTACTACTAGTGGTAAATTACAAGTTGGTATGAATGATATGATATTTACTACATCTAGTACGGAAATGATGAGACTTACAAGTACTGGTCTTGGTATTGGAACTGATTCACCACAAGCTCCATTACATCTCGAAAAAGCATCAGATTCAGCAGGAGTAATTGAATTATTAAGATTAGCATGGAATGATTCAAATTTAAGAGATACACAAATTGGTGATGGAACCAAAATATCATTTCATACTTCAAGTGTTAATAATGCAGTTGGTACTGAAGAAGGTGCTTATATATCAGCATTAAGAACAAGTGGTGCTGAAGCGAGTCTACATACAAAATTAACATTTGCTACAAATGATGGTACAAATATGAACGAAAGAATGATTCTCCAATCTTCTAGTAATATAAATATGTATTCTCTGAATACAATTATTGACAGTCAAAGTACATCAAATTGTAATTTATATATGCAAACAACCAATGGAACAGGCAGAGTAATAACAAGAACTGATACAGGTAATGTATATTTAGGAGATGTTGATACAGGTAATAGTAGTGGGGATGTTCATATAAGAGCAAAAGGTGCAAATACAGTTACTATTACTAATGATAGTGAAGATACATCTGGTGCACATCTTGGTATAGGAAATACTAATCCAGGAATTACTTTAGCAATTGGTGATACAGATACTGGTTTCGACTGGATGGGAGATGGTGAAATAGCATGGTATTCTAATAATACAAGAAAAGCTTATTTAACAACACAAGGTAATTTTTGTATTGGTAATAGAGATATTAGAGATGAAGTTGCAAATACTGGATTAAGTGAAGCATTAATATTTACTAATTCAAATTCATATGCAGCTGATAAATATTTATTAGCATGTTGGCAAGATGCAAGTAATACTCATCAAATGGGTATGAAATTTGATTATTATACAGGTAGTGGTGGTACTGCTAATACACATTCAAGATTAGATTTTATTTCAAATGCTCAAAATGATCAAGCAATAAACGATGGAGGTATGTATACTTCTCATAAATTTTTTAGTTCTGGTTTTACACAGTTTTATGCATATAATTCTGTTACATTAGAACTTTATAGAGATACTACTAATGCTGGGAATGATATTTTTAAAGTTTATAGTAATTGGAATGGAACAAATAATGGTGTAGCTATTATCGAAGCAAATGGTGATTTTTTAAGTGATACTGGTTCTTATGGTCAAACATCAGATATAAGATTGAAAGAAAATATAGTAGATGCAAGTAGTCAATGGGAAGATATTAAAGCAATAAAATTTCGTAAATATAATTTCATAGCGAATCCAGAAATTCAACATATAGGAGTTATAGCACAAGAATTAGAAGAAACATCACCAGGATTAGTAAATACATCAATAGAAGATGAAATGGGGACAAAAAGTGTAAAATCATCAATAATGTATATGAAAGGAATGAAAGCATTACAAGAAGCAATGTCAAGAATAGAAGAATTAGAAGAAGAAAAAACAAATATAAAAGAAAAATATGAAAATTTATTAGAAAGAATTATAGCATTGGAAAATAATTAAAATTGAAGAAAAAATAAATAAAAAGAATGATTGAAAAGACAAAAATATCATTGGAATATTTAAAACTTTTTAAAAATAATATATTAAAAAGTTTTATAAAGGAAAATAATTTAATAAAAATAAAATCATTAAAGAGAAAGAGTGATTATATTGAATGTATATTATATAATAAAAAATATTTAGATGGAACAGAAAAGAAACCATTATTTATAGATCATGGACGATTAATAAAAGAATCAAAAACCAAAACATATGATGAGAATAGAGTAATAGTTGGAATAGATGAAGCTGGGGCAGGAAGTATGATAAGTGGATGTTATATAGGATCAGTAATATTACCACAAACAAATCCAAATAAAGATGATATATATAAAACGAGTTTATGGAATAGTATTAATGATTCAAAAAAGATAGCATATAAAAAGAGACAAGTAATGTTTGAATATATAAAAGAAATAGCATTAGAATATAATATAGAAATAGTAGATAATGAAGAAATAGATAAGATTAATATAAGAAATGCAAGATTAGAAGGATTTCATAGAACATTAGATAAAATGGGGAAAGATTATGATTTAATATTGGTAGATGGGGATATGTTTAATAATTATTATAAAGATGGAGTAAAGAAAGAACATAAATGTATAATTGAAGGAGATAGTAAATATCGTAGTATAGCGGCAGCGAGTATATTAGCGAAAGTTCAAAGAGATAATGATATGATAGAATTACACAAAGAATATCCGATATATAATTGGAATAAAAATTTTGGATATTGTACAAAAGATCATATTCAAAAAGTGGAAGAGCATGGAATAACAAAATATCATCGAAAAAGTTATGGAATATGTAAACGATGGGAAAGTTTGCCACAAATATATAATAAAGAATAATAAATATTATTTTCAATTAAATAAATTAAAAATAATAAAATAATATATATATAAATTAGAATGATAGAACGATATTTTATGTCTGATAATAATTATAAATTAATTATGAGTGTATTATATGAATATTTCCAAAAAAAAGGATATACAATAGGAGAAGAAGAAGAGAAATTATGTTATGAAGTAATGGAATTTTATTTAAAGAATACAAAAGAAATCCGTCCTTTAAAAAATTATTTACAAAAATTAAATAAATTAGTATTAAATAAAATGATAAATATTATTGATAATCATATAGAAAAAGAAAAAAATGAAAAAAAAATAAATATAGATAAGAAAGATATGGAAAAAGTATATGAAGATTTATTAAAAGAAAGAAATCAAAAGATGATAATAAAAAAAGAAGAAGAAGTCCAAAAACAAATAAAAGAAGATATAAAAGAAGATAATAGTGAAATATCAAAACATTTTGCGAAATTAAATCAAAAAAGAGAAAAAGAACAAAAAGTAATAGAAAGTCAATTAAAAAATGAAATAATAGATTATAAAGTAATTAAAGATGCTCCAAAAACAGAAGGTCAACAAGTATTAATAAGTCAACCAGAAAAATTCAAAGAATTATTAGAAGATTCATTTTCAAAAGAAAGTGAATATATAAAAAATGATACAATAGTTATTGATTCAAGAGATAGAGATACATTAACATATACATCAAATAGTAATTATCAAATAGATTTAGATGAAGAATATAAAAATGTATTATCAGTTGAATTAGTTTCAATAGATATACCAAAAACACAATATTTAATAAATGAAAATAATAATTTATTATATTTTGCTTCAAATGGTTTTTCATATACAGCAACAGTACCAATAGGTAATTATACAATAGATGAATTATTAGTAGCTTTAAAAAGTAGTATGGATACATTATCATCAAATACATTTACAATAACTAATAGTGCATTAACAAATAAAATTACAATATCAATTGCAACAAGTACATTTGATTTACAATTTGTAGATAAAACAAATCATATTGGAAAATTATTAGGTTTTATAACATCAAGTGATATAATAGGACAAACAAGTTTAACAGCACCAAATCAATATGATTTAAATGGTCCAACATATATAATTTTACATATCAATGAATTTGAAAATTTATTTGGAAAAAAATCATCAGTAAAAAAAGGATTTGCGAAAATTCCATTAGATGCAACACAAACAGAATATAAATATTTTAAAAATACACAAGATTATCATGTAATTAAAGAATTTTCACCACCATTAGCTAAATTAGCACAATTAAACATTAGATTTTTAAATTATGATGGAGAAGAATATGATTTTGGAGGTTTAGAACATTCAATGGTTTTAAAAATTAGAAGATTAAATCAATCTATCGGATATTTTACAAATTAAATTTATAATTTTTATCAATTATTTCTTGTTGATATTTTAATAAAAAATCTTTAATAAAGTTATATGTTTTCATTAATAAATCTTCATTAATAGAATTAATAACAATAGAACCGGTACCATAAATAGAAATTTTAGGAGTTTTTAATTTATTTTTTCTTTTATCAAAAAATTCATAAATTTTCAAATCTAATTCTAATAAAGCGGCTCTATTACTTTTAATATATATTTTATTAGCATCATATAATTCTCTTATTTTATGTTTAAAATCAATAAGATTTATTCTATAATTAGTTTTAAATGAACCATTAACAGTTTCAATACTAATAGATAAATTATCTTTATGAATTAAATCATTATATGGAATTAAGGTAATTTTTTGATCATTATATTTAAATATTTTATTTGTATTTTGAAAAATATTTAATAATTGATGACATACATATTTTATTTCATTTGAACTTTTAGTACCAGTTATAGTTAAACTTCCTTTACTAAATATTTTAATACATATAGGTTTTTTATGATGATGTTTTTTACATAAAAATCCAATACTTAGTTGATTCGCAAAAGTTTTTCCTTTATTTCTTTTTCTTTTATCATTTTCTTTTTTAATTTTTTTTTTAATTTTTTTTTTAATTTTTTTTCCTTTTATTTCATTTTTATATTCAATATAAGCAATATTTTCATTTATATCAATATTTTCAAATAAAATTTTTAAATTTAAATAAGTAGCTATTTTAATAATAGATGTTATTGTAGATATTTGAAATTCACTAAAATTACCATTTTGTTCAACTACTATTTCGCAACTTTTTAAATAATTTTCATATAATTTATTTGCTTTTTCAAATTCTGGAAGATGATAATATTTATCTAATATTCCCTTATCGATATTATTCATAATTTATAGATTAATAATATATTAATATAAATTTTAAAATTTAAATTAATATATAAATAAAAAATGAAAGTAGTTGTAGCTGCTTTAATTATATTAAATAAAAAAATTTTAATTGCTCGCAGAGCATCAAATGTTCCTTATAGTGGTTTTTATGAATTCCCAGGTGGAAAAGTTGAAGAAAATGAAACTCCTGTAGAAGCATTAAAAAGAGAATTAAATGAAGAATTGGGCATTAATTGTTCAATAAAAGATTTTTTTCAAGAAATAAAATGGGAAAATAAATTTTTATTAAAATGTTATTTTGTAGATATGATTGAAAAAGATCTATCAAAAATGGAAAAAAGAGTACATGATGATTTTCAATGGGTAAATTTAAAAAATTATACACAATATAAACTTTTACCAGCAGATATTGAAATAATGGAATATCTAAAACAAAGTTTTTATTCTCAATTATTTTAAAATAGAAACTTTATCAGTTTTATAACAATCTTCTAATTTTAAATCAGAATTTAAACATTTATTTATTTTTTTAAATTCTAAAGAACCATATTTTCTTATTTTAATACTTTTACAATTATTAATTTTATTTTTTTTAGAACATTCTTCGTTTGTTTTACATGGTGTAAAAGATAAATTTTTATCATTATGATAAGTTAAACAATAATTTTTATCTTTTATATATTTTCCATTATAATTATAAATATCGGCATTTTCACAATCATTTAATATAATTTTACCATCTTTTTTTTTTAAACATTTATTACCTATTTTTATTTTCATTTTTCCCTTTTCTATAATATTTTTTGATTTTATAGTTTTGTATTTTTTTTTATCTTGCTTTCTTTGAAAAGTATCTTTGAGAGGATTTTCTCTATTTTCAAGTAAATTATTTATTTTATTTTGATTTAAAATAAATTCCAATGGTTTATCTTTAAAAATATTAATATATTGACCTTTTAAATCTTTATCATAATGACCACTTAAAATATCAGAATGACCTTGAGAACCCAAAATATCAACAAATAATATTTTATTTTTAATATTAAAATTATCAGTTATACAAATAAAAAAAATATTAAAATAACGAGCATGTAAAAAATTTTCAAATTCAGCAAAAAAAGATATAAAATAAATATTATCTTTATCATTTAAATTTAATTTAACATTTAATGTTTTTTTAATACAATTTATACGATTTTTATTATTTTCATTGTATAATTGTAAAAAATCATTTATTATTTTTTGTATTTCATTATTTTTTAAAATAATATTTTTTATATTTTTTCTTTTTATTTGTTTTAAATTTAAATTTTTATTTTCTAATTTTTTTAATTTTTTTTTATTTATTTTTATAAATTTTTTTTCATATTCATCTCTATCATTATTTATACCAAAATTATAAGTTTTATCATTATTATAAGTATAATGTTTAAGAATTTTATTTTTTATTATATCTAATAAATTCATTACAATATATAATAATTAAATATTAAAATTCTTAATTTAAATCAACAAAACATTTTCTCCATTTTAAACTTTTATAAGTATGTGTTAATTCTTCACCTTTTTGTATATCTTTTTTAGCAATAATTTTATATTTTAAATTTTCAAAATCTCGAATTATATAAGTATTTGAATCTATTTTACTATTATAGAATGTAGCACATCCCGAAGCATATGCCCATTTTGTTTTATCTTCACTCCAAGTAAATAAATAAGGATTACTATGTCCATCACAATCTACTAATCTAACTAATCCATATTCTACAATTTCATCTTTTTTAATAAAAATATTAGCAAAAGCACCTAAACCAGCATTTTTTATATTTGATTGTCTTACAGAAACTTTAGAACAATCTATTAATGTATTCATTTTTGTCACAATAAATATATCAATTTTAAAAAAAAATATATTAATGTTTATTTATTACTAATTAATATATATATTTAATGACTTACAAACTAAATTTAAAAAAATTCGATTTAAACAAAATTAAAGATGATGCTGTATGTGTATTTATTGGAAGAAGAAGAACTGGGAAAAGTTTTTGTTTAAAAGATTTACTTTTTAGAAATCGCAATATTCCTTTTGGAACCGTTATTTCTGCTACCGAAGATGCTTCCCCATTTTTTGATAAATTTGTACCAAAATCATATATTTTTACAGAATTTAAAGAAGAAATTATTAAAGATATTATTAATAGACAAAAGAAAATTTTAAAAACAGTTGAAAAACAACAATTAAATAATGTTGATCCAAGAGTTTTTATTGTATTAGATGATTGTTTATATGATGATTCATGGGCAAGAACAAAATCAATTCGTAATATTTTTATGAATGGAAGACATTATAAAATTTTATTTTGTTTAACTATGCAATATCCTTTAGGTGTTCCTCCCGCATTAAGATCAAATATTGATTATACAATTATAATGCGAGAACCATATATTTCTAATAGAAAAAAAATTTATGAAAATTATGCTGGTATGTTTCCAGATTTCAGTATGTTTTGTCAAGTTATGGATTCTTTAAAACAATATGAATGTTTAATTTTAGATAATAATTCAGAATCAAATAAATTAAAAGATCAAGTTTTTTGGTATAAAGCAGATAAAAGAGATGATTTTAAAATGGGTAGTAATCAATATTGGAATTATCATTATAAAAATTATAATAAAATTAAAAAAAAGAGAGAAGCAAATGATATTGATGATTATCAAAAAAAAAATAGAATAACTTTGGACATTAATAAATATGAATAAAAAAGAAAAATAATTTAAAAATTATAACATATTTTATATATATATTATAATTTAAATGTCGGATTACCCAAGAATAATATTAGGAGTTAGTTCCACACAAATTTATAAAAATACTGATGATGATAATTTAAATTTTTATAATAATAATATGAATGTAATCTCTTTAGATTCTTCTGGAAATGTTGGTATAGGTGATATCACACCAGGATATAAATTAGATGTAAATGGTACTGGTAGATTTACTTCTGATTTAACTGTAGATGGAGATTTAACCGTCTCTGGTACAACTATTACAATGAATGCTTCAACAATAGAAGTAGAAGATCCTTTAATATCATTATCATCAAATAATTCAGCTGATGTAACTGATATTGGATTTTATGGTCAATATAATGATGGTTCAGTAAAATATACTGGTTTAATTAGAGATGCAAGTGATAGTGGTCAATATAAATTATTTAAAGAACTACAAGAAGAACCAACAACTACTATTAATACTGCTGGAACTGGTTATACTTTAGCTGATTTTGAATGTGCAAATATTAATTTAACCGGTGATATAAGTATTAATGGTGTTGTTCAAAGTTTTGGTGATTCAAATATATGGTCTGAAGAAAATTCTACTGCTACTTATTCTAATAATGTATCTATTGGTAATGACTTAACATTAACTAATGATTTTTTTATTGGACCAGGTTCTGGATCTAGTACTAATACATTTTTTGTTGATCGAGGTAATAATTTAGTTAATATAAGTGGTAGTTTCGATGTATGGGATAAATTTCATGTAGATTCCAATGCTATATATGCTGAAAATGGAATTGTTTCTTTAAGTAATACTTTAAGTGGGCCTATAATTGATACTCAAGGGACTAATATTAGATTATCATCAACTGGTAATGTTGGTGCTTTAACTATCAATAGTTCTGGTGAAACTTTATTAACAGGTAAATTAGGAATTGGTACAAACTCACCAAATTATTTATTACATTTACACGATGATAATTCACAAATTCATTTAACTAATAGTTATACTGGTAGTACTACAAATGATGGTACTTTAATAGGTCTAAGTGCTGCAACTTTTTATATAATAAATAATGAATTAACAAATATAAATCTTGATACTGGTAATGATATTTCATTAAGAACTGGGGGGACTGAGAGATTAAATGTTAATCAAAATGGTAATGTAGGTATTGGAACAAGTAATCCAGGTGATAAATTACATATATATGAAAATGCAAATGATGCAATTCAATTAAAAATCGAAAATGCTTATGCATCTTCAAGAGCAGGAATTTCATTAGTAAATGATTCTGGAACTTTTAATATACAATGTAATGGTGGTAGTGCTATTATAGAAAATCATGGATCTGGTAGTACAAACTTTTATCAAAAATCTACAGGAGGTTATAATTTTAAAACAACTGATAGTAATACCGATAGATTAGTTATAACAAATGATGGAAGTGTTGGTATTGGAGATTTTACACCAACTATTGATTTAGCAATTGGTGATTCAGATACTGGTTTCCATTCAATGGGAGATGGGGAATTAGCATGGTATTCTAATAATACAAGAAGAGCTTATTTAACATCAGAAGGGAATTTGTGTATTGGTAATAGAGATATTAGAGATGAAGTTGCAAATACTGGATTAAGTGAAGCATTAATATTTACAGATAATAATTCTTATGCTGATGACAGATATTTTTTAACTTGTTGGCAAGATGCAAATAATACTCATCAAATGGGTATGAAATTTGATTATTATACAGGTAGTGGTGGTACTGCTAATACACATACAAGAATAGATTTTGTTTCAAATGCTCAAAATGATCAAGCAATAAACGATGGAGGTATGTATACTTCACATAGATTTTATAGTAATGGTTTTACTCAAATTTATAGAGATTCAACAAGTGCTACAACTGATTGTTTAAAAATACTTAGTAATTATGGTTCAACTGAAACTACAGTAGCCATTATTGAAGCAAATGGAGATTATGAAAGTTTATCTAATTCATATGGAGGTGTTTCAGATATTAGATTAAAAGAAAATATAGTAGATGCAAATAGTCAATGGGAAGATGTTAAATCAATAAAATTTCGTAAATTTAATTTTAGAAATACACCAAATCAAACACATATGGGTGTTGTCGCACAAGAATTGGAATTAACATCACCAGGATTAATAAAAACACGAAATGATGAAATAGGAACAAAAAGTGTCAAAACATCAATAATGTATATGAAAGGGATGAAAGCATTACAAGAATCAATGTTAAGAATTGAAAATTTAGAAAAAGATACAATAAAAGAAAATGTATTTGGAGAATCATTATTAAGAATTCGAAATTTAGAAGCAGAAGGGATCAAAGAAAGAGTATTTATAAAAAATATAATAAATAGTAAAAATAAATATAAAGTATTTAGTGAATCAACATTTTCTAAAATTATTGGAACATATAAACCACTTGATATTATTAATGATATGTCTTATATCCAATATATGGATAATAATAATAATATTAAACAAAGTGGACCCGAAGTAACACCATTATATTATGGTATAGGAGAAGAATCATTACAAACATATATGAATGTTTATGATAAAGATACAAATAGAATTTTACCAACAATATATAAAAAAGGTAAATTAGTAAATGATGAAATAGAACTCTATAATCATTTATTAAATGAAGGAGAAGAAATATTAGTAAAATTTACAATAGATAATGTAAAATATGAAGAAGAAATATTAGTTACAGAAATTATTGATACAACTCATATAAAAATTGATAATACAAAATTACAACAATATTTTGATCATATTAATAATAGAAACATTTTTATTTATGGTACAAGAGAAAAAAATGTAAATATATTAAATGAAAAATTTTTATATAGTTTATCATCTTTATCTTTAAGTGGTATAAAAGAATTAACAACAAGATTTAATAATAAAAATGAAGAAACTTTAGAATTAATTAATACTGAAAAACAAGAAAATAATAAACAAAATATACAAATACAATCAAATACCGAAAATGTTAATAATATTGCTACTAAATTTAATACATTAGTACAAGAACATATGGTTGTTAAAGATTTAGTACAAAAATCAGCTGAAACTATTAATAAATTATTAGTAGAAAATAATAATTTAAAAAATACAATTAATACATTAAATAATGAAAAAGAACTTAATAAAAAAAATATTGTATTATTAAATGATAATTTTAATAAACAAAATAATATTAATCAAAATAATTTAAATTTATTAAATGAACATATCAAAAAACAACAATCGCTAATAAATCAATTAATGGAAAAAGTTAATAATGTCTCCCTCTAAATAACCAATATATTCATGTTTATCAATATCAATTAAATTATTATTCCAATCAATATAATATTCAACATCTTTAATTTTTATTTTATTTAAAATATCATTTCTTATTTTTTTTTTATTAAATGATATTTCTTTTTTTTTAATTTTTTCTATTTTTTTTTTTTCTTTTGGTTTTTCTTTTTTAAAATTTTCTTTAAAATATTTTAACATTAATTTTGCTTTAATTTTATATTTTTTTTTTTCATCTATATCTAGATTTTTCCATAATATTGATATATATTTTGATTTATTCTTAATATTTATTATTTCATCATTATTTCTATTTTTATAAAAATCTCTTACAAATAACATATAATCTGTTATTTTTTTATTATTATATAATGTATAATATTCTATAAATGATTCTTTCTCTTTTAATAATTCAGATAATGAATCAAATATTATAATTAATGATTCATTATATATTCTATAATATTCATTATTTATCATTGTTTTTCATAATTCTTATATTCAATTTTAATTTGATACAATTCGATAATACATTTCATTTTTACGAAAAATTTTAAATATATCACCAACTTGACAATTAAAATATCTTGATATTGGATCATTAAATTTAATCTGTGGTAATTTATTTTTACCAAATTTTTCTAACATTTTATTTTTTTCTTCTTCTGTTAATAATATATGTTTTGGAACTAATCTATGGGTAACAATATTAATATGAAAATTTTTAAATAAAAAAACTTCTAGATATTTATCAATTTTTTTCAATTCATTATTAATATATGAATTAAACTTAATTTTAGTTATTAACATTAAATGATCATATTCTTCATTTTCAATTTTTTTCAAACTTACTTTCATTTCTTTAACACTTATTTTTTTTTTATAAAAAATTATTAATATATTATCAAATTTTAATATATTATTAAATATTTCTTCTATTTGTTCATTATTTAACTTTTTTATTTTTTTATTTTTATTTAAATAACGATCTACATTTACATTTCGACATTTTAACATTTGTATAATATTTTTAAATATCAATGCAAAATCTTGATTTTTTTTATTCATTTTATTATAAATATAAAACATCAATTTTAAATATTAATTATGATTTCCTTTGGTTTTATTTCTTTCATTTCAATATTACTTTCAAAATTTAAACATTTTATTTTTGGTTTATAATATTCTTCTAGATATTCACTTACATCAAAAAATTCATTTTTATTTAATATTATTAATTTTTTTAATTCTTCTATAACTACCAATTCTAGATTTTCTTTTCTTAGTATTTCTCTCAAATATGCTAATTCTTTTTTTAAATAATAATATTTTTTTTTTCCCAAATCTAATTTATAATAATCTTCTAGATTAAAATGCATTACTTTATTCTTTTTCTCCCTTCTTAACCATCTATTTATTTTTTTTCGAAATATTATTATTAATATTAACCATATTACAGCGATTATCCATAATATGAATAAAAAAATTCTTTCGGGATTATTTAAAATCATTTTATTATAAAATCATTTTAAATTTTAATTATATTATAATAAATAGATGAAACTTATTAACGAAATCAAAAATAAATTATTTACTGATATTAGTATACAATTAGATAATGAAAAAACAAAAAAAACTATATTAAATATACTTATTTTACCAGTTATTCAACATTTAAAAAATGAAATTATAAATAAATTTTTAAATAATAATTTAGATATGGATAAACAAAAAAATGATTTATATGATGAATTTTCTACAATAATTATTGAAAATATCAATGATTATTTTTATAAAGAATTATATCCCTTTTTTCTTTTTCTTTTTATTATGGTAATTTTATTATTTATTTTAGTTTTAGTAGTCATCGTAATTATATTAAAATTGAATATTAAAAAGGTTTAATAAAACAATGGTGAAAATTATAAAAACTCATATTTATGATATTATTGATATTGATAAAAATAAAAAAGAAGAAGAAATTAATTTAAATGATGTTGATATTGATGATCAAATTCTTGATGATGAAGATGATGGTTTAAATATTATTGATGATGATGTTGAAGAAGAAGATGAAGAAGATGAAGAAGATGAAGAAAATATTATTAATAATAATATAGAATTTGATGATGATGATGAGGATAAAGAAGAAAAAATTTTAGAAAAAAAAACTTTTAATTATTTAACTAAATATGAACGATGTTTTATTTTAGGTATTAGAATTCAACAAATCATGAATAATTCTCCTATTTTTATTAATACGAATATTTTAGAAGTTGTTAATCCTTTTAATATTGCTTATGAAGAATTATTACAAAAAAAAATACCTTTTAAAATTAAAAGAAAAATGCCAAATGGTAATGTTGAAATTTGGGATCTTGAAGATTTGATAATTTTATAAATAAAATAAAAGTATTTATTTATTATATATCATTATGGAAAAATATCTAATTACTTTATTTTTTATTGGTTTAATATTAATAATTATTGGTTATTATGAAAATAAACAACAAAATATTCCTACTAAAATAGAATATAAATTTATTGATAAAACTATTGAAGAAGCTCAAAAAGATAAACAAGAAGTACCTTCTGTTATCTTTAAAAATTTATTTAATTCTGCCCCAATTTTAATTTAAGTCCCAAATATATTTTTATTTTTAAAAAATAATTTTTATTTTTTAGAATTATCTATTTTTTCTTGCAAATCCGGACAATATTTTTCTGTTAATATTTTTCCTATATTTTTTGTACTTTCTTGTACTGTTACATTATTATTTGGATTAGCAAATCTATCTCTTTCATTTAACATTTGTTGTAATAATTTTAAATCTTTTAATTCTCCATAACATACTTGTCGATAAATATGGAAATAATTTTTTTGTAAAAAACTATGTTTTTTTTCAAATTTTTGACATATTTTTACTTTATTTTTTTCTTTTTTATATTGTTCACAATCTTGTTGTAAATTAGCAACACAATTCATTATATTTTGACTTGAATGACTATCATTTGTTTTATGTCTTATCATTCGTTCTCTCATTTTTCGTGGTGCTCTTTGTAATTTTTTTGATTTTATTTTATGTTGTAATCTTCTTTTTAATTCTTCTCTTTTCTTTTTTTTTTCTTCTGGTGTTAATAAAAAACCTTTTTCCATATTATATTTTAAATATAAGATTTAATATTTAATTTAATTTTAAAAATTATTCATATTTACTACCCTTCTCGCTCTTCTTCTTTGTCTTCGTCTCCGATTCCTTTCTCTTTCATCAATTTCATCTAATCTTCTTGCTAATATTTCTCTTTGTAATTCTTCAAATGTTTTTCCAAATTTAGTCTGTATTGATTCATTACATAATGGACATTTAACATCTTGATCTAACCATTCCATTATACATTTTTTATGATAAATATGATTACAAAATAATTGATAACATTTTGGATCACATTCTTTATGATTTTCACATTCTATATGATAATCATCTAAACATATACAACAAGTTTCACCTTCTAAATTAAATTTTTTTATATTTTTTTTATTTATTTTAAATCTATTTTTAAATACAATATTTTTTACTGTAGTTTTTTTCAATAGTTTTTTTAATCCATAAATTCCAATACCTGCTCCTATTAAACTAAATATGATTATAACATCTAACATTTTAATTATAATTTCTTTATAATTAAAATTATAATAAATTTTAATAATTTTATCGTACACTTTCTGTATTCGGACTTGTGAATGGACTTGCAGGTACTATTTCCGGTATAGTACCAAATGTAGTAATAAAACCATTATCTGGACTTGTATAAATTTCATCTTCAGGCATTGGTACATATACTTTTGGTTCGTCAATACAAATGATACAATCGCTGTTGATACAATTTCCCATTTTTAATATTTTTTTATAATATTATATAAATAAATTTTAATAATATTATCTATATTTATATGTTAATTATCATTTTAAGTATTTTTTTTATAGGATATTTTATTTTAGATACTTATACAACAATTAATTTATTATCCAATTGAAAATAAATCTAATATTCGTTCCCAATAATCATCACATTTTAAACCACTTTCTTCAATATTAATACAATTAAAATATACAACAAGCATTAATAATCCAATAAAACTAAAAAAAGCTGTGAATATAACACACCATACTAAATCTTTTAAGCAACACATTTTTTATTTTATTTATTATTATCAATTTTAAATAAAATAAGTCCGTATTTAAATCTAATTTTTAAAAAATTTATAAATATATTTCGTAATAATGTGGAACCCATCTCATATGAGTTTTTCTACATATTAAACGACATGTTTTTCTACATTGGTTTGTCTCTTGTAATAATACTCCTTCATAAAAATAATGATTATTTTTACTATAAATTATTACATCTTCTTTTAAATTATATTTTTTTCTCAAATGATATTCTATCATCTTCTTTTCCCAAATATCACGCATACCTTTTTCTTCCTGAATCTCAATTTTAATTGTGTTCATTTTTAAATATTATTATAAATTATATGATTATATTATAAATTATAAATTATATTTATTTCAATTTTAATAAAAATTTAAGAAACATGCATTAAAATATGAGTTACAGGAAGTAATAATAAACCTAAAAAATTAGCATAAAAACCATAACCCAAATGTAATTTATAAAAAGTATCTTCTCCAGTCTGTTCTTGAAAATCATCCATAAATTTTTTTGTATTTACAATATATGTAACAATTGGAAATAATAATGATAAAAAAGATATCAAAAATAAAGTCAATCTAATACAACCTCGTTTTCTACAACATATGGTAGGAAGTAAAAATACTATTAATGATAATACAGATAAATTAATATAATAAAGCCCAGAATCTTCTAAATCGGTTTTAAATAATTCATTATCTAAATTTTCTAATTCTGTTGATGTTTGAGCTTCATAATAATAAACAGAATTCCAACCAAAAAATAAAGTCATTGCATTTGGAATATCTGGAAAAGCTATATCTGCTTTCATTAAATATGGTTGCCATTCTTGTGTACCTAAACTTAAATAACCTGGTGCATAAGATAAAGCTAACATACTAGTTAACATAAGAACAACATATTGAATATGAGTAAAATTCATATGTTGTCGTTCTTCTTCTTCTTCATCTTCATATGGTGGTGCATTCGGTGCATATCTAATATCTCCTTCTTCATATCTATCTAATTGGTGTGCTCCTCGATTCATCATTTTTATATTAAAATAAAGATAATAAATTTTAAAAAAAATTATGTTAATAATTCTTCTGGTGATACTTCTTCAATACGATTCATTTCTCTTAATTGATATTTTAATATTAAACATTTAATTAAAGAACGAATAATTAATACAGTCAGAAAAATTATACTGAAAATTGCTAAAATACCAAAGATAATTAAAAATATATTATCGTGTTCATTATCAGAAGGTTTTTCTTGTGTAACCATACTATATCTTGGTCCTCCTTTAGCAAATACAGCTCGAGCTCTTACCATTTGACCTTTAGTAAACATA